GTGGCACGTGTGCGACTGACGGGCACGCTTGTACCGCATGATAACGATAAATGGGCCGCGAGCCGGCGCACGACGCTCACCGACTACGTGGATGCGAGCCAGGTGCTGATCGAGTGGGCACGTCTCTGTGCGCTGCGGGCGTTACGTGTGCACGTCGCTACCGCGTGCCGTGCCGTTGGCATGGATGAGGTCGCAGCCACGGTTGAGTCCGTCAACGACGCGGCAACACTCGACGAGATTACAGCCGCCGCCAGGAACGCCGCCATGGCCGCCGCCAGGAACGTCGGGGACGCCGCCATGGCCGCCGCCAGGAACGTCGGGGACGCCGCCAGGAACGCCGCCTGGAACGTCGGGGACGCCGCCAGGAACGCCAGGAACGCCGCCTGGGGCGCATGGGACGCCGCCAGGGACGCCAGGGACGCCGCCGGGAACGTCGGGGACGCCGCCTGGAACGTCGGGGACGCCGCCTGGAACGTCGGGGACGCCGCCAGGAACGCCAGGGTCGCCGCCTGGAACGCCAGGGCCGCCGCCAGGGACGCCGGGGCCACCGGGGTCGCCGGGGCCGCCATGTACGCCAAGGAAAAGGCATGGCAGAACGGGCTCCTGGAGCGGATGCTGCGGGAACGGCTTAGAGCGAACGGATAGGCACAGGAGATACTGACATGACAACCAAACGCAAACAGGTCACGTGCTGGCACTGGGCCGGCGATACGTTGCGCGACGGGCGTGCTCTGCCCAGTCGGGGCGAGACGATCAAGCACGACGGGCCGGTGGTGCCGTGCAAGAACGGGCTGCACGGCTCAGAGCAGGTAGTTGACGCGCTTGAATATGCACCGGGCAGCAATGTAGCGCGCGTGCGACTGACGGGCACGCTTGTACCGCATGATAACGATAAATGGGCCGCGAGCCAGCGCACGATGCTCACCGACTACGTGGATGCGAGCCAGGTGCTGATCGAGTGGGCACGTCTCTGTGCGCTGCGGGCGTTACGTGTGCACGTCGCTACCGCGTGCCGTGCCGTTGGTATGGATGAGGTCGCAGCCAAGGCCGAGTCCGTCAACGACGCGGCAACACTCGACGAGATTACAGCCGCCGCCAGGAACGCCGCCATGGCCGCCGCCAGGAACGTCGGGGACGCCGCCAGGAACGCCGCCTGGAACGTCGGGGACGCCGCCATGGACGCCAGGTACGCCGCCATGGCCGCCGGGAACGCCGCCATGGACGCCGGGGACGCCGCCTGGAACGTCGGGGACGCCGCCTGGAACGTCGGGGACGCCGCCTGGAACGTCGGGGACGCCGCCAGGAACGCCAGGGTCGCCGCCAGGAACGCCAGGGTCGCCGCCGGGGACGCCAGGGCCGCCAGGGCCGCCAGGGACGCCGGGGCCACCGGGGTCGCCGGGGCCGCCATGTACGCCAAGGAAAAGGCATGGCAGAACGGGCTCCTGGAGCGGATGCTGCGGGAACGGCTTAGAGCGAACGGATAGGCACAGGAGATACTGACATGACAACCAAACGCAAACAGGTCACGTGCTGGCACTGGGCCGGCGATACGTTGCGCGACGGGCGTGCTCTGCCCAGTCGGGGCGAGACGATCAAGCACGACGGCCCGGTGGTACCATGCAAACAGGGGCTGCATGGCTCAGAGCGGGCTATCGACGCATTGCGGGATGCACCGGGCAGCAATGTGGCACGTGTGCGACTGACGGGCACGCTTGTACCGCATGATAACGATAAATGGGCCGCGAGCCGGCGCACGACGCTCACCGACTACGTGGATGCGAGCCAGGTGCTGATCGAGTGGGCACGTCTCTGTGCGCTGCGGGCGTTACGTGTGCACGTCGCTACCGCGTGCCGTGCCGTTGGCATGGATGAGGTCGCAGCCACGGTTGAGTCCGTCAACGACGCGGCAACACCCGACGAGATTACAGCCGCCGCCAGGAACGCCGGGGCCGCCGCCGAGGACGCCGCCAGGTACGCCAGGAACGCCGCCTGGGGCGCCGGTGCCGCCGCCAGGTACGCCGCCGAGGACGCCGCCAGGTACGCCAGGAACGCCGCCTGGGGCGCATGGGACGCCGCCAGGGACGCCAGGGACGCCGCCTGGAACGTCGGGGACGCCGCCAGGAACGCCAGGGTCGCCGCCTGGAACGCCAGGGCCGCCGCCAGGGACGCCAGGGCCGCCGCCGGGAACGTCGGGGACGCCGCCAGGGACGCATGGTACGTCGAAAAACAACACCAGAACAGACTCCTGGAGCGGATGCTGCGGGAGCTCATGCGCAACCATTGACAGGCCGAGCGGACAACAAACGACCGCAGGTCCGAGTCCCAAAAACCATGCGCAAAAAACACCACGATTTTCGGTGCACAAAAAACGGGTCAAATGTATTGGATTGCGGACACTTGGGTACTAAACTTGGTTTAGTAGTCAGAAAAGCCAATGTTTACAGGGGTTTTCGAAGATGTCACCCACCGTCACCCACGTCACCCACCGTCCTCTTTATTAGAGGCCTGTCGTGCAAAAACAGACACCGGAACGGGTGTTGTACGAGAGATCCTGTATATAGGGAAACGGTGGGTGACGTGGGTGACGCTGGGTGATTTGGCTGTTTGCGGCGCGAAAGTTGTGCCGGTTGGCCGGGTGCGTTTGTTTTTCGCCAGCGCCGAAAGTTGCGCTGGCTGACTGGGTGCGCGAAAACAGGCAACGCACCCGGGCAGAGAACGCAACTTTGCTCCGTGGCGAAATAGCGCACGATCACAAGATATGGTACAGACGCTATCCGTTTCGCGGCACAAGATGTAGTAGGTCGGTTTCGGGCGAAATCGGCTCCCGAAAACAAACCCGAAAAAGGGGTTGACACGACCGGGCGAATTGGGTATGGTACCCGACGACGATGACAGACGTGCTCACAACCAACGCAGCATGTATTGCCCCGCACCGACCCAGCACAGCACACACCTCACGCGGGCGTGTCTTGTCGTCGTCAACGGTCGGCTGCGGGGCTCTCTCTTAAGGAGGAAAGCATGAAGAAGGATGAACAGAAGGGCGGTAGTGATGTGGCCATCGCGCGACGGGAGCCGTGCGCGCCGATGCCGGTCGGGTCGATCAGCGAGCTTGCGCAGGTCGGCAAGCTGTTCGAAACGAGCGGCATGTTCGGGTGCCGCGAGCCCGGCCAGGGCCTCGTCGTCGCGATGACGTGCCAGATGCGAGGGATCGACCCGCTGGCGTTTCGGCAGACGTACCACTTGATTGACGGCACGCCGACGATGCAGTCTCATGCGATGCTCGCCCGGCTGCGCGAGCTGGGAGGCTCGTACAAGATCATTGAGCGGTCTCCGGATCGCGCGGCGATTGAGATGTCGTTCGGCGGTAACAAATATTTGTCGGAGCTGACGTGGCTCGAGGCACAGAAACAACCCTACGTGTACGCGAAGGACAGGAAGACGCTTAAGAGGAACTGGGGCACCGAGCACAAACGGAAGCAGATGCTCTGGGTCAGGGCAATCTCGGACGGCGTGAATGTCGTCGCGCCGGAGGTCAGCGCCGGCATGTATCCGCCCGAGGTTGTGCAGGACTTCGAGGAGCGCGCGGCCACCGCTCGCACGGTACACGTCGAGGTCGAACCGAGCATAGCGGCAAGGACACCGGAACCGGATCCGGCCCCCGACGAGCCCGTGACGGGCGAGTTGATCCCGCCAACGCAGGAAAAGCTGGAGCCGCCGCGGGATCCGGATATTGACTACACGGTGATGCCGGCTGGCAAGTTTGCCGGCAAGGCATGGTCGGAATTTTCGTTGGAACAGCTCGAAAGGGCGCTCAAGCTCAAGAGCCCGAAAATCACCTACTATCACCGCAAGGAAATCATGGCAGAGATTGTGGCGAAAACCGCAGAGCAGGCCGGTGCCGTGCCGGCGAAGAAAGCGGAGACGAAATGAACACCGCATTGACCATCCAATTGCCAAAGCAGCCCGGAACCATCGAGATTTCCGGGAAATGGCAGGACAAACGTGACGTGCTGCTTGCCGAGGCATCCGAACTGCCGGCCAAAATCGAAAGCCAAGAGGATTTCGAGCTCGGCTCTGAGTGGCTCAGGAACGCCACGAAGCACGCCAAGACACTGGAGAAGGAGCGCAAGGCCCTCACAGCGCCATTTCTCAAGGCTCAGCGGGCGATTAAGGCCGCGTGTGACGAGGCAAGTGCGAAGCTGCTGGTTGTGAAAGGCGAGATCAACCCGCGACTCGACGCCTACGCGACCGAGCAGCGACGCCGGCAAGCCGAAGAGCGGCGGCGGATCGAAGAGGAGGAGCGCGCGCGCGCGGAAGAGCAAATGGCCGCGGCCGACGAGCTGGGACTGGACGCCGAAGATGCGGTCATCCCCGAAACGCCGAGCCCGGAACCGACCGTGCAGCAGGCTGAATCGCAGGATGCCAGGGTCCGGTCAACCATCATGTGGGAAGTGGTACACATCGGGCAGGTACCGCGCGCGTTTCTCTCGCTCGACGAGCGGTGCGTCAACGACTACGTGCGCGAGCGCAAGGACGAGATCCGCGCGGCGATTGAAGCAGGCAAGTCGATTGACTGGATTCCCGGGATCAGGATCTTCGAGAAGGTGTCGACGGTCAGCAGATAGGGAGCCGCGCGAATGGAACTGTTGATGCCGATGGACCGGTACGGTTGCGGGTTCGGGTTCGGGTCCGGTTGCGGGTTCGGGTTCGGGTACGGGTACGCATCCGGGGGCGGGCACGGGTCCGGGTCCGGGGTCGGGGACGGCATCGGATCCGGGGGTGGGGCATCGTTCGGGGACGGGTACGGGGACGGGATCGCATTCGGGGACGGGCATGGGTACGGGTACGGGCTTGAGTACGGGGTCAAGGGAACAGACAAAACGGAGGATGAATAGTCATGCAACGCAAAGAAACGCTGACAGGTTACGCAGTCGTGGTGCTGGACCGGGGATTCGTCTACGTCGGACACGTGGAGTGTGACGACAGGTGGTGCGTGATCACCGACGCACGAAATATCCGATATTGGGGCACGACCCAGGGGTTGGGCGAAATTGTCCTGGGCGGACCGACATCCAAGACTAAATTGGATGCCGTCGGCACGGTGCGCGCACCACTGCATGCAGTCATCCATATTATGGATACGGAGAAGAGCAAATGGAACTGTTGATGCCGATGGACCAGTACGGTTGCGGGTTCGGGTTCGGGTCGGGTTGCGGGTTCGGGTTCGGGTCGGGGTACGGGTACGGGTACGGGTACGGGCACGGGCGCGGGGGCGGGCACGGGCGCGGGCGCGGGTCCGGATCCGGGGGCGGGCACGGGTACGGGGGCCTGGACGGGGACGGGTCCGGGCACGGGGGCGGGTTCGGGTCCGGGTCCGGGGACGGGTACGGATTGATAGATAACTGATAGTGAGGAGGACACATGCAACGCATCGAAAAAGCCGGAGAGTACGTCGTGACAATCCGCGAGCCCCGGTGGGTCGAGATGCCGCCGAAGGATAACGACACGGCCCGCATGCAGCTGGTGCTGCCGGGCTACTGCGAGATCGACGGTGAGGAGCACGTAATCGACGGCAGACTGTTGTTTCTGCGGACCATCGTGGGCAGCGGCACCAACAAGGGCAAAGCACTGTGGGAGGTCAGCGCGCGCACGTGTACCGATCTTGGCATGTCCGAACCGTTCAACCCGTCGAACATCGCCGAGCTGGACAACTGCGAGGCCGTGTACGTGGTGCAGCCGGAAGAGTACGAGGGTAAAGTGCGCATGCGGGTGCGGTTCATCAACCCGGTGCGCCGCCGGCCGCTGTCGGACGAAGCTGCCGCGTCGATCTGGGCCAAGCTGACCGGTGATGCCGCGTCCGCGAACGACGACGATGACGACTTGGACATGGGCGATAACAACGACTCGCCACCGTTCTGATGAAGATCGATGAAGATCATTGTAGACACCCGAGAGCAACAGCCGTGGGCCTTCCCGCCGGAAGTGGCGGAGACGGCCCGCGGCACGCTGCTCGCGGGCGACTACGCGATTGCCGGCGACGACTGCTTCGCCATCGAGCGCAAAAGTTTGGATGACTTCGTCGGGACCATTTCCAGCGGGTGGGACCGGTTCGAACGCGAGATGGACCGCATGGAGACTGCGCTGTTCCCGGTGCGCGTCGTCATTGTCGAGGGCAGCATGAGCGATATCATCGAACACAAGTACAACCACCCGCGCGTGTCGCCCGCGTTCGTGCTCCGGCAGATCGCCGAGCTGACACTGCGCGGTGTGAGTGTGCTGTTGGCCGACCACCCGGTGAGCGCCGCCGGGTTGGCGTATATAATCCTGAAGCGACGCGCGGAGCAGATTGGAGTTGCGGAATGACAAACGACGAAATTCTTGAAATCGTGATCGAAAGCGAGGACTTCGGCGAACCCACAACCTTACACGACTATCTGCGCCGGCTACTTTCTGCCGTGTGGCAGGAGGCAGAAGGGTTCTGCGGAAAGCGTCCGTTTGGGAATAGCGGATGGCAATATGATGTGTATGCCGCGCTGATCCGAAACAAAGTCATGCCAGGAGATTTTGACGAGAATGGATACGTTGCAGAAACAGACACCGATGCTGCTGATCGCTTGATTATTTCGTTGATCGACCACGTCTTCACGAAAAGGCACACCAATGGAATTGACGGCCCGCATCCTGAAAGCCAAGCGTGATCAGGTCTGGTACTACCGCAAACCCGATTCGCAGTGGACGATCCTGAAGACCGACAAGGGCTGCTGCAAGGGCGTCGTGCCGTGGGAACCGCGCGAACACGACCAGATCAAAATGACCGGCGAATACAAGTTGAGCAGGTTCAACGGTGCGCGGGAATTTTGCTTCGCGTCTTGCTCGATGGACATGCCGACCGATTCCAAAAACATGCTGGAGTATGCCTGCGCGATCACCAGCGGGCTCGGCCCGGCCGCGTTTGTGCGGATCTGGGAAAAGTACGGCGCAGACTGGCGCGACGTGCGCGAACTGGACATCCCTGGAATCACGGCCACAGCAAAGTTCGCATGGCAGGACACGCTGCGCCGGATCGACGACCAACAGGAACGCTCAAACACTATCGCTTGGCTGATGGGACACGGCTGCACGATGCGGATGGCGCAGGTTGCGTTCGAGAAGTTCGGGCTCGCGACGCAGGCCCGCGTGACGCAAGATCCGTATTGCCTGACCGAGCTGCCGCACTACGGATTCGCGGTTGTTGACTCTCGGATTCGCGGTTCGCTCGGGATCAAGGACGACGACCCGCGCCGCGTGGATGCCGCGATCCTCTACATCATGCGCGAGCGGAGCCGGTCGCACGGAACGGCAATCCCGCGCGAGGATCTGTTCGGCGAATTGAGTCGACTCGTGCCGCTGGATCGCGAACGTTTTCGCGAGCGGTGCAAAACGCTGATGATCTGTAAATGGATTGTCGAGGTCGATCACGAACACGTCGCGCTGATCGATGACTACGAGGACGAGGTGAAGATATGGAAGATGATCGCGCTGTAAGTAGATATCGAATCGAGTTTAATGGTCAACGATTTCGAGTTGCCAAGCAGAGGCGATTCCTTTGGTGGTCGTGGTGGGATTGTGCGCTCTGGTATTTCTGTACCGGAAACCCCGTCAATTTTTCCACCTATGCAGAAGCTGAATCCGCATTAGATCGATGGTTCCTTGCCCCACAACGCGCACGCGAACACGGATGGCAACCAACCGAAAGGATTGTGGAGTGATCTCCCTTGACGAATCCCAACAGTCGGCCGTCGAAGGCGCCGCGGCGCTCGGGCTCAGCATCATCACCGGCGGCGCGGGCACCGGCAAGACGACCCTCATCGCCGAGCTGACGCGCTACCTCATCAAATACGGTCACGAGCCGATCCTGATGGCACCGACCGGCAAGGCGGCGGCCCGGCTCAAAGAGGCGACCGGCTACCAAGCGCACACGATCCACCGCGAGCTTGGCTGGAACGGTTCGATTTTCATGCGCCGGCACGCCGACAATCTGCGGGGCCCGGTGATCATCGACGAGGCCAGCATGGTCGACTCGTGGCTGATGGCCCGGCTGCTTGAGTACAAGCCGCCGCAGCTGATCCTTGTCGGCGACCGCGCGCAGCTCCCGCCGGTCGGGAAGGGTCAGCCGTTCCATGATCTGATCACGCTCTGCCCCGACCAGACATGGACGCTCACGACCTGCTACCGCGCGAGCGGCGCGATCCACAAAGCATCACAGATGATCCGCGATGGCGACATCCCGCGCCAGTCGTTTCGCGGCGGCGGCGAATCGTGGACCGTGCGCGAAACGAAAAACATCCACAAGAGCCAAGCACTCATCGAGCAGTGGACCCGCGACGGCCTGATGGACTTCACGCACGACGTGATCCTCGCACCGCAATACGGCGACCCCGAGAAAAACGACGGTGGCATCCACGCGATCAACCGCGCGGTCAAGGCGATTGTCAACCCGTCGCTGAAGGGCGAGACGTGGTCGGGCGGGGACAGGGTGATGAACACGCAGAACTTCGCGCAGGCCGACTATTGGAACGGCGACATCGGCACGGTGATCGGTTCCGGCATGCGAGACAGATATTTGCAGGTCGAGCTGGACCGGCGGCCGGGCGAGCCCATCGAGATTGACGCCGATAAAAGAAAGCACCTGATCCACGCGTATTGCCTGAGCGTGCACAAGAGCCAGGGTTCGCAGTTCCGCCGGGTGATCTTCCTTTGCCACTATCGGCACAGCCACATGCTGACGCGCGAGCTGATCTACACGGCCATCACGCGCGCGCAGGAAGGCGTCTGCGTGCTCGGCGAGTTCGGCGCTATGCGGAAAGGGCTGGAGATTCTGTCTCACAAGACAACGGTGTTGCAGGTGCTGGCGAAGCAGAGAGGAGGCGCAGACCTATGAGCCGGATCTACATTGCATCAAGTTGGAAAAACGCCGACATACTACCGCCCTTTGCGGTTACATTGGAAATTTGGGGTAACGAAGTTGACTGTTTCTGTCGCGAGGATACAGGCCGATTCGTATTCTCGTTTCGGGATATAGACAATGCAGAGAACATCGACCAGTTCGACATGATGAAAACGCCGCAATGTCGGAAAGCGTTCGCGGAGGACAAGAAGTGGTTGGACTGGGCTGATACGGTCATTATGGTGCTGCCGTGTGGACGCAGCGCACACCTAGAAGCGGGGTATGCAGTCGGCCAAGGGAAACGTCTTGTGATTCTCGGCGAATTCCCAAAGGGCGAGTGGGACGTGATGTATGGGTTCGCGGATCTATTGGTCGGCTTAAACGACCGTAACTGGAGCACAAAGCTCCGGCAATTTCTCAAAATAAGGAATTGATGTATGCAGATCTACGACTGGAACGAAATCAAGGCAACAGCTGACTGCGTCGAATACTGCAAGTCCGAACTGCACATGACCGAGGCCGGGCATTCGAAAGGGTGGACCCGTTTCAATTGCCCCTGGCGACCCGGGGCCGACTCCGAATCGTTCAGCGTCCGCAAGCAGGGCTACCGCGACCACGTCGAAAAGAAAAGCGGCAGCATCCTCGACCTCGCCGCGAACGCGCAGTTCGGCGGCGACATCTGGCGCGCTCAGGAACACCTGGGCCGGTATTACGGCCTGAGTCCGAGGATCAAAGCCAGCGAGGCGCGGCGCATTGCGAAGGTGTACGACTACACCGACCTGGACGGCACGCTGCGGCACCAGACAGTGCGGTTCGAGCCGAAGGGATTCGCGCAGCGGCGACCGGACCCGACGAAACCGGACCATTGGATCTGGAACCTGGACGACATCGATCCGGTGTTATACCGCATGGACGTGTGGCGCGATAGCAGCAGTGTTGCCGTGGTCGGCGGCGAGAAAGACGCGGACAACCTGATCGCGCTCGGTGTGCCCGCGACTACAAACGCGATGGGCGAAGGCAACTGGCGCGACGAGTACAACCAACGCTTTGCCGGAAAGTCGGTCGTGATCGTGCCGGACAACGACGACGCCGGCACGGCACACGCTCAAAACGTCGCGCAGCACATCCTGCCGGTTGCCATGCGGGTCAAAATCCTCACGCTGCCCGACCTGCCGCCGAAGGGTGACGTGTCCGACTGGATCGATGCGGGCGGGACCAAGGCCCAGTTCCTGGCCCTGGCACGCGACGCACAGATAGTCACACCGCAGCCAGAACAGATCAACACCGACGATGCCGACACGTCGGTCGCCAAGCGCGCGAACCTTGTGCCGCTTTCGAACTACACGACGCAGACCGAAGAAACATCGACCGGCAAGGTCAAAGAGTTTTCTTCGCCACGTCAGATCGTCGATATCATGGATGACGTGTTTCGCCGGTTTTGGGGATTCCCTCGCCGGGTCGGGCGCAACCTGTTTGACCATGACCGCAAGACGGGGCAGATCCGATTCATCGAGGCCGCGCAGGCCCTGTCTGGATGGATCGCCGAGAAGTCCGGGCACCCGCTGCTTTGGAAAGACAGGCTTGAGGGTGCGGTCTCGAAACAAGAACTGTACTACGGCATCTTCTCAAACGCACAGCAATACCAGTTGATCAGCGGCGTGCCGAGCTGGCCGTCGCGTACCGATGTGTACTACACGCACAACAATCTACCAGCGCCGACCGCGGACGCTCGCATGTTCTACGAATTTTGCGATTTCTTCGCGCCGCACAAACCAGAGGACCGCAGCTTGATCGAGTTGTTTGTCGCCGCACCACTGTACTACCGCTACAAGGTTGACCGCCCGCTCTGGATCATCGACTCGCCGCGCGGCCAGGGCGTTGGCAAGACCAAGCTGGTCGAGATGGTTGCGTATCTGTACGGTGGTGACGACGCCGACTGCGGCGAGCCAATATGGGTCAACAGCAAGGAGGTTAATAACGAGATCCAAATGGATCGCGTCATCCGGCGCCTACTCACCAAATCCGGGCGCAAGAAACGGATCATGTGTTTGGACAACGTCACCGGCTACTTCAACAGCCCGTCGCTGTCGACCCTCGCAACGCAGGGCAGCGTGACCGGCCTTGCCCCGTTCGGGCGTACAGAGGAAACGCGGCCGAACGATCTTACCTACGTGATCACGAGCAACAGCGCAACCGTCGGGCGCGACATCGCCAGCCGCGCGTTCATCTTGCAGCTCGATCAACCCGACACGACTAAGGAGTGGGAGCTGCAAGTCGTGTCGTTCATACGGGCGCATCGACTCCAGATCATCGCGGACATCGTTGGCATCTTGGAACGTGGCCCGCAGTTCGACCTGCCGCCCGTCACCCGCTTTCGGACGTGGGAACGCGAGGTCATGGTGCCGGTACTGCAAACGCCCGAAATCTACACGTCGGTTTTCAAGCTGAACCAAGCTCGCAAGATGTCAGCCGACGGCGAACTCGACGAAGCAGAACAGATCCGCGAGTATTTCACAACACAGATTCGCGAGTTTGGCTATGACCCCGACGACCGTTGTTTCTGGATCCGGTCGAACGTGGTCACGCAGTGGGCTGGAGATGCGGTCCCCGGAATCGGTGGGCGGCTCAACCGAAACGCAATGCACAAAGTCCGCAACATGATCAAGGGGGGCATGCTGCCCGAACTCTCGAGTGACATCGAAAAATGGCCGACCCGGCGCGGGCATCGCGGCTTGATGTGGAACCACGACAAGTACCGAGCCGGTGACGATGTCATTGTATTTTCGAAGAACGCGAACAATGCAATTGAGACACACTGACCGGAGGAGAATTATGGCAGTAACCGAACGGATGCAGCGTGCGCTGGCAAGCGTCGGAGAGAATACCCCGCAGCGACGCGCTGAGGACAAGCTGCGACTGGCGCACACGCGCGTGGGGATGGCAGCATCATACGTGCGAGACGGGCTGCCGGCAGCGGCGGTGTCGGCATACATCAACGCCAAGCAAGCGCTGGATGCCGTCAAGCCGGTCCTAGACGCGTGGTTGCTTGGCACGGACGAAACGTCGGAACCCTACCGCCGCGACGCCTATCGGGACAAATCATGAAACCAGACGAACCAATCTGCACAACGTGCGCGCACCGGCTGGGCTACACACGACCAGATCAAAACTGCACATATCGGATCGACGTGTGCAGCCAGTGCGGCGACGAAACGGCGGTCAGCGCCGTGCGGGACTGGACACGTCGGCCGCTGCAAACGATCAACATCGCGGATCACGTCACAGAGTTTGATCTGCGGCGTGAGGCAGCGGCCGACGAGGACGCAAAGAGGAGGTAGACATGGCAACAACATGCACACGCTGCGAGGGTAGCGGATTCCTGAACATCGAACACTTGCCCGATGCGGTCGCAGAACTGGACACGGATAAGATTCTTGCGTGGCTCGCATCGCATTCGGACGAATATCCCGACGTGACGGTGTGCGACTGCTGCGGAGACGGCGAGGGCTGGTACGGCATACCCGGTGAACACTACAACAGCGACGACCCACCAGGACTCAAGGGGCCGTATGCGTACAACGGCGGACTGTGCAAATGCCATTGATTGCCAACAGTCGATTAGACAGAGATGAAAGGGAGGCGGGAATCTGATAATTAAAGGAGCCAAGGAGTCAGATGACAAGAGCGGATTGGTGGTTGCGCTCCAGACGCTCGCGCCCGCCTCCCTTATTATTATCAGGAGGTAGATCCATGATACCGCTGCTGCAACTGCTGGTGCTGCTCGTGGTGACGATTTTTGTCTGCGCGTGCGGCGAGGAGATGATGGGAAGATGATGCGACAAGTCCAAATGGACGCGGCATTCCAATGTCGAGGGAGGGGGTGATGCCTTGTGGCCAACCATATACTCAGGGTGAAGATATTATTCTTACCAATCGGCCTTACTATTGGTCGCGGCAGGGGGAACGGCGTTGCGCATCCTGCCGAGATAAACACGCATACCGCCCAATCGCAGCGAGGAGGCAGGAAATGAAACACGGTGACTATGTTCTCGCAACAAAGTATCGTGACGGCGATCCGCAAGACCATTGGGCAGTAGGCTTCTATGATAGATGATTTTACGAAAGGCACCTTGTAACCGATGGAGATGGGAACCAGTTTCGACGTGGTGGCTTTCGTCGCGTTGATCGGATATCAAAGCGCATTGGTGATGTGCTCGTGAAAAATATCCCATGGATCGAACAGGCATGCCCTAGTGTCTGGTATTGGCGGTATCATCCCAAACAACTAGAGCACATGGTTGACGTGTTGGAAGGACGTGCGACGAACGAGGAAAGGAACGAGCGATGAGAAAGATAAAAGTGGAGGTACGTGCAGCAAAGGCCTTTGGACTGTGGTTTGGGGAAGCAGCCGAAAACGTCTTAGCAAATAGATGGATACTTGATACCCCGATAAAATACAAAACCAAGGCCGGAGCCCTCCGTGCGATCAAACGGGCATGCAAGAGACTGGGGTGGGAGGTGGTGACGTGAGCAAGAAGGTACAAGAGAAGTGGTGGCGGTGCAACAAATATCCTTGGGCATGTTCGACCAAGCACCGTACCAAGAAAGAGGCCGACGAGTGTGAGAAGCGTCCAACGGGTATCTCCTACACGATGCCCAAAAAATCTGTTGACGCATACCTATAGCGATCAACTCAACGCGGGAAGGAGCCGTCTGCGCGTGCGGCGAGGAGATGATGGGAAGATGATGCGACAAGTCCAAATGGACGCGGCATTCCAATGTCGAGGGAGGGGGTGATGCCTTGTGGCCAACCATATACTCAGGGTGAAGATATTATTCTTACCAAGGGCCGTCGCATTTGATCGCGGAAACCAGGAGAGCAGACGATGAAGAACCCAAAGAAGGGACAAACCGTAATTGTCTATGACCGCTATCGCTTCGCGTTGCCTCTTAGGGCGCTAGTAGTCGGTCTATCGACGGCAAACGATGGTGTACAGGTGCAACTCATGGAGTCGAACAACTCGAACTACCCTGTCGGGTGTGACAACGTGTGGATATCGCGTCGGCAGCTTCGCAAGGTCCAGGTGATGGAGGAAGATGAGTCACCATCAAAGGAGTGGGTATGTTATGGCTACAAGACGACGCTCGCGAAACTCGGAGTACCAAGCAATTATCCGTTTCTCTCATCAGGATATTGCGAAGAGTTGTGTAACTACATTAGGCATCTACTCAAGTGTCAACCCGACGAGAAAGAGCCACGTCTGAGGGTGGGGGATTATGTGGTCATCAAGGATAGTCCGAAAGTTTGGCAAATCAGACTTTCCGATGACCCAGCGTCAATCCACAAACGGCTGTGGTCTCCTTGCGGACCAGAAGAATGCAAACATCATGCGTCTCTGCTCACTCTCATACCCGACCCACCACCGAAACTGCCGGATGGTTGGGAGCTTATTTGGGAATGGAGGAAGTTTGATCCTGAGAGTGATGAGGGGTATGTGTGTATGACTGCCGATGGGACATACGCTACGACGGTGACATGGCACATGCGCATAGGTATGACAGCAGCAGGTATTTGGGAACACATCCACGGCGGCAAGAGGTACATCGTGCGCCGCAAGCACAGCCCTAAGGCGGACTAGCGGTCAGAGTACACCGCGTCGTCACCCTCGTCGTCTTCGATGGTCGTGACAAAGTGATCTGGATCCCAACGCGTGATACCCCACACGATGAATCGTCGCCAGATCTGCCAGCGAGGGAACCGCCCGCTGTTCTTGCGCAGCAGTTTCCCGTAGCGACTCGATACCGTTTCGTCCGGATCACCACCGCAAAACGTGTTCAGCGTTTGGTCCAGCGTCAGCGCGATATTCCAAAAGTATCTACCGACCTTGTTCATCTCGCAGCCCCCTTAATTCCGTAACGCAGTGCGGTTCGGGCGCCTTATGCGGTAGTCGAGTTGATCCGCGCTCCAGCCCCTGTAGCCGCTGCGCGAGGTTGAGCGTCACATCCAGCAACACATCGATGGTGTGCTCCAGCCTGCGCATCACTTCCGTGTCAGTGTCTCGCGAATCCACTGGATTACCCCCATCGACCCCAAAAAACCGCCAACGCCGACGAACCACGCGAGGATTCTGCGCGGCCGCGCCTCAAGCGAGCTCAAGCGCCCCTCGACCACAACCAACTTCGCGCAACCACCCGCGTGCAACCCGTCGACCTTTTCTCCCAGCACGGTGACTGTGTCGCGCATCTGGCCGAACGCAATCGTCTGGTCCTCCAGCGCTTGTTTCATCCCACCGATTGCAGCACTGACCTCGTCGATGTCACCCATTGCCCCGCCCCTTTTTATGCTCGAGCAAAATTCGCAGCTCGTCCGCGCGATGTTTGGCCGCGATAATGTTCTCTTGCGTGTCGTAGTGTCGATTGTCCCGCTGCGAGAGCATCCAGCATACGGCCTTCAGCAACTCGCTGCGGCTCGTGTGATCCTCGTCGAAGTAAAATCTTGGTCCCGCCGCCCACCAGTGGCCGGCAATCTCTCCGATGACGATGCCGTGCCCGATCTGCTCGCTGTGCGGTTTGCGCTGCCACCAATCGTCCCACAGCCGGACCTTGCGCATATAGTATAAGTTGACCCAATGACAGTCCCACCCCTTTTCCCGGCACGCATCCATCATCAACTCTTGGAACCTGGCACACTGCGCTTCCCATCCGGCTGCCGGCGCATAGTCGAGAATCGCCTCGCGCATTGCAGGAACCGACACACCGCGCCGCATCGTCTCGGTCCACGTGGGCCGCTCGCCAAACCATCGCCGAAACCATTTACCGATGTTCATTGCCTATCCACAATTTCCTCGCGACCGACCAGCACAAGAAAAAAACGATCCACAGATGGCATCCACTAGTTGACGTACGGTGCTAATGACCGCGCCTCCCGCCTGCCGCAATACCGCCAGCCCAGGTACATCGACTTTGTCATCGGCGTTTGGAACCGCCACCGGCCGGGGCCGACTTTCTCACAGTGCTCGAACACAAAGTCCTGAAGCATGGCGATTCGGTCCACGTACAAAACAACGCCTGTCACCTCGTTCCATCCAGCCCACTTTGATCGGATGATGTTGCCGCGAATATCCAAGCGCAGGTAGTCGGGTACCGGTCCACCGGGTACGCTGACCGGATCCGGTTCCGGGACCGGTGGCGGTTCGGGCGCGGGGTCAGGCTGTGGTACCGGTGCCGAGGGTTGCTCGGGCACCAGCGGAGGAGTCGTGTCGCTGGTTGTAGCGTCAACCGCCTGCCCCGCGCCGTCGCCGGGAAAATGTTCTTGGATCCACTTGAGGGGAATGTGCTCGCACCCGGACATCAACCACATCACCGCAATGCCTAGCAGTACCAGTCCGGCCATCGTTATCAACAGGTTTGTTCTCATAGGTCCACCGTCATGTTGTTCTTTGTCAGTGCTGCCGCGGGGCTTGCGTACCACTGGATAGTCAGCGATGGGATGTCCAGCGTTACGCTCAGGTTTGCCACGGCTGCTTCGAGTTGCGACTTGTATGCGAGCAGCGTTTCTTTCGGGATCGTTTGCCCGTTGACCTCTCCGCGCCGTGCAGCACGTGAGCCAATGATCGAGCCGAACAGGTGGCGGGTCGAGTAAAACAACACATCCCACTTGTCCCCGGTCGGCGTGTGTGTGCAGCGGACGGCACTGTCGATGATTCGCTGGATGACGGCATCGCGGTCCTGGATGTGGTCGGGATGCTTGGTACCAAGCGCGAGGATCTTCGCGGCCAACGCCTCGGCTTTGGCCTGCGTCAGCTCAGTATGTTTCGCGGCGATGATCGTGTACTTGTAGTCAGGCCATCCGCCAAGTGCGGATGTCGCGAGCAACATCACGAAACAGATTGTCATCAGTCTTTGCATGTCAGTACCCAGGGAAGTTGGTCTTGGCCGCCTCGAAAAGATCGTTGGTGATTTGCGATTGGGAGAGCGCGATGTTTTCGTAGAGCTGCCACTCATCGAGCTTGCCGCTGAACCAGTCAAATTCTGTGCCGCGCACGACTGCGCCAAACCCGCCGCGATCCACGCCAGCGGCCCATGTGTGGTTGCTGTAGGATGTGAGCTCCACAGCTCCGTTGACGTAGACGGTCCAGTTGGTCGAGTTGAGTGCGACGAGCGCACCGTGGTACCACGTGTTGGTTTGGAGCGTGCTGCTCCCGTCGACGTTGTAGGCTGATGCACCGTTGTTGAGCAACAACTCGATCTTTTTTGTCGCGTCCCATGAAAGGCAGTAGTAAACATTGGCTTCGCCCTCATCCGACAGGCTAAACATTGTGCCGTTGAAGCTGCTTCCTTCTGCGCGGAACCAGCCTGCAACGGACCAGGGGAAGTTTGTGGGTAGGTCATTGGTGAACCACATAAAGTCGGATGTGCCGTCGAAGTCATAGCTGCCGTCCCAGCCTGCATCGGAGTCCCATGTTGGCTCGTGGGAGGTGTAGAGGTTGATGTCGATGTCGTTGCCTGCGGTGGAGTCGTCCTGCGAGAACATATAAACGTGGTTTGTGCACGGCCAGATCACAACGCTACCGGTCGTGGGTGGAGCGACCTGGCTCCTGTAGTAGTTGGTGACTTGCGCGTGCGTCCATACAACATTGGTCGCGAACCACTGGTCTTTGAGCCAAGAATGCGGCCCGGATGTGCCCATACTGTAGTTGTTGCCCATGTATATTTTGGAATTTAGCAGGTTCAGCGTGTTTGCCCCGGATGTAGCAGCATTGAGTGGCTTAAGGTCACCGTCCACCCAAAAGTTGGCATTAGAGACGGCATCACCCGCAGCCAGAGACCATGCTACATGGACCCATTGACCAGTGCTCGCAGTTGTTGCCCACTGAGAGTAACTGCCTCCAATCGCCAACCGGAACTTGTCCGGTGGAACAACCTGGAGCTGAAACCGCTGGCCTCCCCCAGTATTCATTTCGTACGCCCACGTGGGGTAACCCTCGTAGGCCCATATCCACTGCATACCCGAAATGGCTGGTGCTCCAGTTATGCTAAGTGTGTTTTCGGTTAGCACCGCTGTGTTGTGATCCACTTGGTTGAAATACATTGATCCGGCAGGCCAACCGGCAGGTGCGTTTGTCGCCCACTCGACCTTGGTGGTGTCCTCCAGCTTCCCCTTGTTGTCCCCAGAGGTGCCGTAGTTACGCGTGTAGCCCGCCAAGTCGTCAAACGCCCAGTCCCCGATCAGGTTGTTGGTCGCGGGCGGGTAGGGGGTTGCGTCGGCAATGCCGGGGCCGGTATGCCAATGGACAAGGCCCGATCCGGCTATACCAAAACAAGCATACGGCAACAACATAAACAATAATAGCCAACGCATTAGTCCGCGTCTCCGTCGACCCATTCGTTTTGTTCGCCCCAAATTATCCAATATGTATCATCAACCGCAATAAACGTCCCCTTGTCGTCAGCAGCACCAGACGAATCGGCAGCATCGGCTGCGTCTAGTGCAGTCCCATCGTTAAGGATGATGATATCCCCCGCCGCCGCATCCACCGTAATTATCTGCGCGTAGAGATGATTGCCAAAAGAAACAACCAACCCCGCTTCGGCCGTCGGCAACGTGTAGTCAATGGCATCGTCATCATTGTTGATACGCAGCTTGCCACGACAATCCTCTGCCACCAACGTCACGGTGTTGTCCGTATCGAGAGTGATAGGTAGTTCACCGCTGATATTGCCATTGACCTGGATAGACCCAAAATTTGTGAACGCATTCCCACAGCCGTCATACACAGCAAGCGCAGTCAGGTCGGCGTCAACATCCTGCTTCCCGGAATCCAACGCATTGGTTGCGGTCTGTAGATCGGTCACCGCAGTATCAAGTGTGTTTGTGTTGGATTCCAGGGCGTCGACCCGGTCGGTGATGGCATTCGTCGCCGTCTCGTTAGCCGTCACACGGTCAGTGATCGCATTCGTCGCCGTGTTCAGCGTCGCAATGTCTTTGATCCCCGACCCGTCCTCGATATAAGCACCCGCGAACGGATAATCATCGGATCCGAGCCATAGGTCGTTGCTCACGGCGGGGATGATTCCCCTCTTGGCGTCATAGGAACCCAGGTAGAAATAGTCAACGTCGATCCCGCCAGGTACCTCCGTCCAGAAATGCCAGTTGATATAATCGCCGGAATCACTGTTGTACACCGATATCCAATTTGTGGCCATGTTGCCGTTGTCGGTCATACATGCCCAGCCGAGCTGCTTGCCGCTGCTGTTGACGATGCCGGTCCAGATGGTCTGGCTGCCGTTCGTGCGGATCATGTCGCGGCCTGTGGTGCCGCCGTTGGCGAGTACATCATCCAGGTCAAACGCCTCAAGTGTTACCACCCGATCGGTGATCGCGTTCGTCGCTGTCTCGTTGGCCGTCACCCTGGCAGTGATCGCGTTCGTCGCTGTCTCCAACGTTCCAATAGCCGTATCCAAACTGTTCGTGTTTGTCTCAAGTGTTCCGACCCGTATCGCAATTGCGTTCGTCGCCGTGTTCAGCGTCGCAATGTCTTTGATCCCCGACCCGTCCTCGATATAAGCACCCGCGAACGGATAATCATCGGATCCGAGCCATAGGTCGTTGCTCACGGCGGGGATGATTCCCCTCTTGGCGTCATAGGAACCCAGGTAGAAATAGTCAACGTCGATCCCGCCAGGTACCTCCGTCCAGAAATGCCAGTTGATATAATCGCCGGAATCACTGTTGTACACCGATATCCAATTTGTGGCCATGTTGCCGTTGTCGGTCATACCTGCCCAGCCGAGCTGCTTGCCGCTGCTGTTGACGATGCCGGTCCAGATGGTCTGGCTGCCGTTCGTGCGGATCATGTCCCGACCTGTGGTGCCGCCGTTGGCCAAGACATCATCAATCGTCAGTTGCGCGTTTGCGTTTGTCGCTGTTTCCAAATCGCTCACCCGGTCGGTGATCGCATTGGTCGCGGTCTCGTTATCCGTCACTCTGTCTGTAAGCGCGTTCGTAGCCGTCTCGTTGGCCGTCACCCTGTCGGTGATCGCGTTCGTCGCCGTCTCCAGGTCAGTCACTGCCGAATCCAAAGTGTTAGTGTTTGTCTCCAGTGCCCCCACCCTAACCGTAATCGCGTTTGTTGCCGTTTCCAACGTGTCAATAGCGGTGTCCAGCGTATTCGTATTTGTCTCAAGCGTCCCGACACGAGTGGTAAGTGCGTTTGTTGCGGTCTCGTTTGCCGTTACGCGCACGGTGATGGCATTCGTTGCCGTTTCGTTGTCGCCGATACGACCTGTCATCGCATTGGTCGCCGTCTGTAGCGCCGTTACGTCGGTCGCCGCGGCCGCCCCAATGCTGGCCCTGGCAACCGTACCGGTTTCTTCTTGATATGTGCCGGATCCCATCCCGACAAGGAATCCACCGTCTTGCGTGAAATAGCTACTACTCATATAGGTAGGCAACGCACCTTGCGCCCATGTGTTGGTTTGCGCCAAGGCAGACCACACGGTGTTTACCTTGCCCTGCGCGAGCGTTCGGTACTTGGTCGTGTTGCCTGTGCCCGTGTATGCGAGTAGTTCCACAAAGTACGCGCGCGGAGGCGGTACGTTCGTGCTGACCATCGAACACGTGATATTCGTGGTGCTGATCGTGATCGCGCTGTTGGTGTCCAACGTAAGGTACGCGGTATCTTCTGTGCTGGGCCCATCAGAAAATCTCAGATAGATCCCGTACCCAGTCACGTCAGCGTCACCACCAAACACAAACACCTGATCGTTGTCGTTGACTATGGTGAACCTGAACTGGTCCCAGTCCCCGTCAGCCTCTGTGGTCAGATAGGTCGTCGTGTTGGTCTGCGGAATCCACCCATACGCCAGCCCAGCCAGCAGGCAGACGGTTAGTATCAGTAGGCGTCTCATTTGCGCTATCTCCTTGACGGGTCGCCAATGTCTCTGTTTATTCCAGGCACCAGTGCCTCGATATTCTCTGCCGTTCTCGGGATATCCTTACGGGCTGTGGATACGGGATACTTGCGTAATTCCTCTTCAAGCTGACTCCAGCGGTGTTCGCGTTTCTCGGGGTTCTCCTCGGTGAGTGCCTTATAGTACGCATCGGCCACATCGTCCTTGCGGCTGTTCCATGCACCATCCAGAAAAACACGCTGAACCATTTCCAAGCCAGTACGCTCTACCCACCTGCGCTTATCGCGTGGCGGCAGTTCGCCAGCCTGTTTGGCCAACCAATCATCCGCAACGCGCTTCATTTCCTTCAGGGGGCCAACGCGATCACGTCCAGAGGCAGACTCCCACCACCTTGTGATCACATGGTAAAACGGCAGGAAACCCCGCCCAAGGTCGTCTGCGACAGAAATGAGCTTGTTGAGCTTGCCCTTTTCTCCCGTCATAGCACCCCACACAGCCGTTGAAGCTCTACGCCAAGCCTCAATCACTGGCCCACCCGGCGTATACCGTAGAATCCCTAAGCCATAGGTGCCTTCATCAATGCCGTACACTTCTTCCATGACTTGGTTTACCGCCAAGGATGCCCCATACCAACCCAACAAATGGGCAGCACCGCCCATGGCGCGATTAAGCGTCCACGGCGTACCACGATGCATCGCCTCGGCCTTTAACCCTCGCATCACTGGTTGTAACCCATCTTTCCATAGGTTCTGCAATGTACCCTTCCAGAACGTCGCAATGGGAACAGCAACATGCCCCGGCGATCCAACCTTCTGGAACAGCAACCCACGCTCGCTACGTGGGTACCGGAACTGCGTAGAGTCTGCCAAGCGTTTGGCGGCAATAAAGCTAGCTTCCTGAAGGTTGCCCGCATCCACCAGCCGCGCTATCTGCTGCTGTTCTGTCAGCGGTGCAAACCGTGCACCAGTAACGCCAAGAAAGCGTTTCCAGTTGCGTTTCGTTGGATTAGCCTGATAGCGCGACAACGCATCTTGGGATGACGAATACCCATAGAGAAAAGTTTCCAATCGGTTGCACGTGTCGGTCCACCCATACGCTTTAGAGATCGTGTCCAGCATGCCGTTCAACCCACGAATGGGGTCAAAGTCAGAGAATTCTTGCATGAAGAAATGTGTTCTGGCAGCATCCAGCGAGGACACATACCGCGCATAATAATCCCGCAGTTTCGGGTCAGGCAACACGCGCTGCAACATCGCCTTTGTGCCACCTGCTTCTGTCCATGCGCTATACATCTTAGGCAGATTGCGCCAAAATATACGGTCAAACGGAGAGAACACTTTCGGCAATGTAAAGGCTGTGCTCTGTAGTCTGTTGCGAATGCCCCACTTCAGCAACAACTGCGGAATTTTGACCCTGAAGAACTGCCGCATGCCGCCCATAGCCACCTTCTGCACCTTGCTCAGCGGTTCCCGTGTGCCATACATGTTGTCAAAGTATCGCCCCATCAACCCGGGCTGCATGCCAGACTCTTTGAACAGGCTCTCCAGGTCTTTCAGTTCGGGTTCCATCCGCATGATCCGTTCGCTCTTGAGCATGTAGCGGTACAGCGAACCAATCAGTGGATTCTCAGGGTCATACGATACATCCTCAGCCTCACGAACCTTGGTCTGGCCTCTGCCGAACATACGTTGCAGAACATGCCGGATAGGCTCATTGGCCCTATGCCGCGTAGGTGCGTACAGTTCCCGTACACCAAACGGTGCTGCATCCAACCATGCATCATAGGCGGCTGGCCCTTCCTCATCACGAATACGCTGCCCTTCCTGCATCATCTTCTCGGTGGCATCAGGCGAAAGCTCACCCGTGCGCATCCACCGTTCATGGCGGATACGCTTCACCAACGGTTCATACCTACGGAAGATATCCCTGATACCGTCAGCCAACCGCACCTCTTGGTCGGTCATGTTCGCAGCACGCTCGTCACGCGTCAGGTAATTGAAGATACGCGCCTCTGCCTCGGGGTTGTTCACAATGTCCTTGGGGCGTACCCCAGCCGCATCGAACAAGCCGCGAACCTCCTCGGCCACCTCGTACTTGATGTCCCTGTCAATACGTGTGATACGCGCATGCTGTTGGCCCACGGGCACATCAGAGCGTTCCTCGGCATCGTAAAGGCTACGGTCCACGTCCAAGAACTCTCCCGGCTTGACGTCTTCGGGTGCCACCTGTCGGCGTGACTTCTCCTCGTCAAGCGCTATATCGAACCCACGCAACACCGGGTCCGCCTCCCCGCCCGGTTGCCCGAACTCGGCCTGCAGGCGCGTGAGTACCGGCATCTCCCTGGCTGACTTCACCCTGTTCCTATGCCGCCTCAGGACCGACAGGTACGTTGCGGCTTCAGCACGAGAGAAATCCCTAGAACTATCAGTACGTCCATGCGTTACCGCCAGTTTCAGGCGCTTAATCGCCTCATCGGGAGCACCAACATATCGTTCCAACGCATGGATAGCCTTGTTCTGGTTGCCGGTCCTGGCTTGTACAGTTCCGTACTTGTCGGCATTGGTTGCCAGTTGGTCCTCTATGGTGCTGGCCAACACGCCAATGGTCGATCCCCTCAGCTGCGTTTCCGCCGTTGTTTCAGCTTCCGCAGTGTCCCGTACACGTACTTCTTGTGCCGCTTCCCGCTGTACCCCTTCGCTCGGGCTTGGGCGGCTAACTTCCGGTGCAACTTCTTCGGCACGTGGCACCTCACTTACAGGCCCAGGCTCGATAGGCGTCTCTGCCCTGGCGTAAGCCTCCGTTTCCAATCCAGTAGCACGCTCACGTGTTGCCTCAGTAGCCTGAGTGGCTTCCTGGGCAGCAAGGTCTTCAGGTCGCGCTGGCATACGTTTTTGTCCAAGACGTACCGCCTCTTCCCTTGGCGCACCCGCGACCATGGCAGACACAGCCTCATGTGCAGCAGTCGTCTTGCCAACCTCGCTGGGAATGGTTGTAGCCGCTGCCCGGGCTGGTGCTAGCTCGGTGCGAGCTTGTGTGCGGGTGGCCTCAATCTCAGCAATCATATCCTTGGCACTACCGAACTCTGCACCAAACTCTTTCCGCATCTGGCGGTGCAGCAGGGCCGGATCATTACCCGCGCGCGCACTACGAGTGAACAAGCTGTACGCAACGTCGGACCCTACAATCGGGGCCAGCTTGATCACTGCATATTTCCAAGCCTCATTCTCTTTCCCGTCCCGCTTGGCCTGCGCTTGTGCATCCTCAATAGCCCGTAGGTGCTCACCCTTGATCGCGCTCACGCCAGAGTTCAGAAGGATGTCCGCACCAACCGCCGTCAGGTTACTCGGTGCGTAGGACGACAGCACAGGGGTAGCCATGTACAGGAATCCCCAACCTGCCGCCTTGACGCGATCTGGCGCAGATCCTGGAATAGTGGCGGCTCGCACAGCGGCAACGCGCATGGCATGTTGAATAGTCTTAATAGCCCCACCTTTCCACCCAACACCTGTGCTGGTGGCCGCACCAGGAAGCATGCCGGTAAGCTGGCGGATCATCCACAGGTTGGCGGCACTGTCCAGTACGGTGGTTGCCAGCGTCTCCTTGGCTGCTGTTTTGAAATCACCTTTGGCCATGTGGTCGGCCACCCGTAACTGCCTGCCCAGTTCAATAGCCTCTTGGGTTTGTCTAGCCGTAGCATGGGGAATACCCAGCAACTCAGCCACACCACGCGCAGCCCGTGCAGCAACTGCACCAATCGTACTCGTGAACCCCGGCTTGGCTATGTTCTTCAGCAGTGCCATGCGTTCCTCGCGTGGCGTCTTAGGGCGTATCTGCTCCCACCACTCGTTTTGTGGGCGTTTTTCACCACGCTGTACGGCGTGTTCATATACCATGGATATTTCTTCAGGCGTCGGTTGATAACCATGTTCATTCGGCAAGGCCATTAGATCCTTATAGACCTGCGACTCCCGACTACGCACGGCACCAAGCTGACCACGTGGTTCAACAGCGGGTAGATCAGGGCCAGTGGTTTCCGCCAGGAACGCATCTGGATCAAAGGCAGGCTGCTTGGCCAGGGTGGGATCAGTAATGGCTGCTTCCAAGGATTCGAACAGGCCTGGGCGCTGGGGTTCTGGCGTAGGTGCTGGTTGCGGGGCAGGCTGTGCCTTAAATGGATCGTACTCAACTGGCGTCAACTGCGGACCTCTCGCCTTGGGCTGTACCTTTGCGGCAAAAGGATCATAGTCCACAGGGGTCAGCTTAGGACCAGCGGCCTGTTCCTTCTTCGCAAACGGATCAAAATCAACTGGAGTCAGTGTAGGCATTACAGATTAACCAAATTCCACTTGCCGTCCTTCTGCACGTACCACTTGCCATCAGGGGCCTTCACAGCACCTTCCATTGGCGGTTTCTCTGTGGATGCCAGAGGGTGTGGCATGCTGGGTTGGAACGGCGGCGGCAAGTCTCCACTAACTTCTTCCGTTGCTTCATTCGACACAGCATCAAACGTTGGTGGCGTGGGCATCGTCATAAGTTCCTTCTTTTCCTTGTCACTCATCGTCGCCCACAGCGCTGTGTTGCGGAACGCATCGGCAAGCGCCCGCCTACGAAACTCTGTCTCGACCTCCCAAATTTTCCATTTGCGGGCTTCAACCTGTTTCTTCTCTTGCAGTCCGGCCTTTTTGCCGTACTCCATGTCCAGTGCCTTCTGCTGCATTTCGTAATCTTTGTCGTGCCGTTTCTTCCACTCGTCGCTACCGACAACCAGCCCAAGATCCTGATCGCGCTTCTGTTGCCGCGCATATGCGTCATCAGATGCAGCTTGGCGAGCCTTTGCCTGGGCCTCTGCAACATCTGCCCGACCAGTCGCGCCAATTTGCGCAATCTCTTTGCGCGCCGTCAAGTCGCGTTCCTGTGTCGCACGCTTTTCGGCTATAGCCCGTTGCGTTTCGTACTCTCTTTGCTGCCTAGCAAACTCAGCCTGCCGCAACTGGTTACGCCGTGCTGCGCTCTCCTGCGCCTGCTTGCCAATGCGCCTACGCTCGGCACCACGCACGAGGTGCGTACGGCTATAGTCTTCCATGGCACGTTGCGCCAGAGCGCCGGGATCCTCGAGGCGCGGCGGCGCAGGCGGCATCAGCGGGAATCCTGCACGATCTGCACCAGGCATGCCCGGCAACGGAATGGGCGGGGTGCCCGCGGGCGCGACCCGCAACGGAATAGGCGGGGTGCCCGTAGGCGCGCCAAAACTGCCGTACGGACTCGGCGGCATCCCCATGCGTCCCTGATAGAACCGTTGGGCTTGCGCAGCATAGGCGTCGCCTATAGGCGTGCCGGCACTTGCCGCATCAGACGGATACATCGGTTGGCCAATCGTCACTGGGGCCGGCATCGCCGGTCGCTTCACACTCAGAGCACGTGGCGTTAATCGCAGGTCATCGGTCAAAGGCATGGCATCTCTCCCTCGTTACCAGTCTTTATAGTCAAAATCCCACTTCAAAATGACTTGGGTATCTTTGTACCCGGCCCCACCGTCAACTTCATCATACCCCTTTACGATGGTTTGTCCGTTTGTTGGTTCGTCGCACCAATTGGGCGGTGCGGTTTCAGTCGGCGGCAAGATATAACGAACAAACGATGTCTGGCTTCCCGACACCGTGTGCCACAGCACAAGTTCCTGCTCGTTACCAACAAAGTCGTCTTGCGGATCAAACACATCTATGCTGGGCGAACCGTCAATAGCCAGCCACAGTTCAACATCACAAGCATCATCAGTCGCGATGCCAGATACACGTACATCAATCACCTGACGGTAAAGCTTTGCGCTGTACAAATTTGTCGTCGAGTATTTCTTGCCAACTGTATACGCTTGTAAATGACCAAGCCCAGAACCCTGTAGGCTATAGTCGCCTTCAGCCGCGGATTTGGCCGTAGACCACAATGCATTGCTTTCAGATTCACCAACGTAATAATTGGTACCATGTCGCGACATCGTTTCGGGCGTCCATCGGCAAAGATTCAAGACTTTATACTTGTCGAGGTACCATTCCCACCAGTTAACGTCGAAAGTCATTCGATCACCGTACACGTTGGTGCCTTGGGTAATTCTGGCTGGCAATCGAATCCAATTGGTGTACGATGTCGCGCCATTCGTGCCCGTCCACAAACTTGCTTGCGCCAAACAACCGGTCCACGTCCACATTATAATGTCGTTGGTCGCGTCAAAAGGTCCATCCACATGGTTCACGTAGTTCGGAATAATCGTGTAGTCTGTGTTCGTGGTCGCAACGTCATCGGGCCGCCCTATGATGTCGTCGATTACGTTGTACCAATTGGCAGTGATTGTCTCGTTCGGATCCGAAATGACCATGTGGCCTGGAGCCCAAAAGTTTGTGATGGCATTCGTCAAAACATAACTGTGAGCAAGGTTGTAGCTTGGCCAATTCGTGTCATCTAGAACACGCAACTGATTAGCGGCAACAAGTCTTTCGTACACGGCCTGACGGATTGCCTCCAGGTAGCGCCACGAAACCACGCCATTAGTCTGAAACGCCGTATTGGTTCCTTCTGCCCAGACCATGCCACCGCTGGTCCAGCTTGTCACCTCACATGGTGCTTTGCTAGCCATTAGGATTCCCACCAATACTATCCATTTCCTCACGCAACGACACCCCCAGGCGGATACCATGGACCGGCTGTGTAAAGTTGCTTCACGTAAACAAGATTTGTGTTGTCTGTATATGCGATGCCAAGCATCAGGTGTATGTGCCCGTACGCCCACGGCGGATAGCCATCGCTAGTCTTGCGCGAACTAATCGTCGCCGGTCCGCTCGCACTTGTGAAGTCATAGTAAATGTAGTTGTCCTCTGTCTCGTCGTCGACACTTGTCCCTGTATCTTCGGCGACATCTACCCAACCTGTCCCAGGAAAAAACACACGCCCCGCCTTGCACCCCACTTCGGATGCGCTGGCAAGGTACAGAGCAAAATCGCCGTCATACGGGGCTTCTTCAATCCAGATATTTACGGTGTCGCCATCCCGCGAATATCCAAGATGCGAGCCAACCACAATATGTCGAATCGGATCATCATCAAATGTGCTTATGTTCGCATCTCCAGATATTGCCTGAACATGCGCCATAAACTCTTCCAAGTCCGCCGCCTGTTTGGCCTGCCGCTTGGCAAGGTCGCGCAACGCCTTGGTTGTCGCGTATTGCTGCGGGGCAGCGTTGTCTTGTGTCTCTTTTTCGGGCATAATCACGCACCTGGGTCATACGCAGTGGAATTCCATGAGCCTACCGAAATAGCCGTGACTTCCTTGATAAGCCAGTGTCCATTGCCAACGTGCCGAATCCACCCTCCGCATTTACTGCCTGTAGTGGCGCTTACCGCATTGGATCCATTGGAAGTCAAAAGCAAGTTGAATGTTTCTGTGATCAACCGCCATCGATAATGGTCGGCATTATTGTTCTCGTGTTGCTTCTCAGGGTAAATACGCTGCAATCCTGTGAGTTCCCAGTCGTCTTGCCCGCCTGCCCCGGAATACCCCCAAATGCCGTAGTATGCTTTGACACGGAACGTTCCATCTTCTGCCCCATTGCTGGTCCGATGTAAGCGAAACAGGGTCCAGCCAGAAACATCGCTAGACTTCACATAGCTGCTTATCTGGCCATCTTTCAGAATATCTTCTGCCGCATCATGCGCAAGCTTGTCCCATACCAACACCTTTTGCAGCATCGGCCGGCTAGAAGTAGCATCAAGCATCTCAATGTCGTACAGATCGTTGCTTGTCGGATTTTGCCAATCCCGCACTTTGTTGACAACGTAGATGGAGCAACTACCGTCCTTGTCACGCACAATCTCCGTTTTGATGTTGCCGGATTCGTCGTCGTTATCACGGGTCATTTCCAACGAAACGGCGGTATCAGCCAGCGTTTCGGCATAGTCTGGATCTATGCCGCGATAGCGTTTGATGGTCGTCTCTTCCCACGACTCGTTGTCCATACCAAACGCTGTGATCAGTTCTTTGATGCGCTCTACATCAATGGCGGTAGGAAGTGACTCTTCGCTTTTCACCCAGCCCTTTTTGAGTTCTTGAACGATGCGAACAAATCCGTCGCTCTGTTCCTCAACCCATACCCTTGCATTGCGGAAGGTGCCTGTATACGCCTTGCCATCGGCCTGTGGGGCATCATATGAATCAACCGCCCACAATGTTTCCACAAGCGTTTGAACGTCCAACGAAGCGTTGCTGTTCGTTCGCGGCACATTACGCCAATAACGAATAAGCGTTGGTTCAGTAAGCTGCGGCGGCCCTTCAAAACTACGCAACAGAGCATCGGCATTATCAGTATCCGTTTGATACCCCAGCTTCAACGTCTGCACCAACGTCACGCCGCCGTCGGGCTGTTCTTCGGACGCTACATTGGTAACGCGGTACACGCCATTGTATGAAGAACCATCCGCTTTCGGGTTTGTCACAATGCCATTGGTCACGCTCCACAAGGCGGCCAGCAACGTCGATGCCTCTGTTCGATCAATGTTCGGCCAATACCGCACCAGAGTTTGCTCAGTGTAAGCCGGCGGGCCACCGTAGTCCCGGCGCCGCGCCGCACCTTCTGCGGTCGTCGTTACCCAATAGTTCGTGTTACTCACTGTAACCTCTTATGCCGTAGGTTTTGCCGAACACCTGCACTTCGTTGATCCTGAGATTACTGGACAACGCCGTGATCCGCATGGCCCAGCGCCGGCATGCCGTTGCCGTTGGGATGTCGAAATCCACGCGGGTCGTGTTGTCTGTCGTGTACGGCACGACTTGATCCTCTTCTTTTTGCCACTCGGTTTCTAGTTTGACCTGATACGAAAACGTGCCCTTGTTCGTGTCGCTATGCGCGAGATATAGACCAAACTTGCGGATGGCGATAGGTTCCAAACTCTCGGACACCAATGTCTTGCTGCGCCACCTGAACCCGCTCGTGCTGTAGTCGAACAGCCGCGGCCTTTCACCGCTCAAATCAACCACATATTTTTTGGTCCCATCGTCTGCGACCAAGCGCAATGTGTTCTTGTCGATAATGATGCCGCTGTTGTTCGTGCCGTCCAAATCTGCGTCTGTAAAATTGTCCAGGTCGTAGTTAATATCCGCTGTCAATTCTCGCAGGTTCCGACCATCAAACGAAAACACACCGTTCGTGTTGGCGCAGTACAAAACACCCTCGTGCACGGTAACATCATTCATCCCCGAAGCGCCAAACCCTTGGAAGAGCGGTCCTAATTCAAAGTTGCCACGCGGATTCATGGCATTCGGGATCACCAAAGTGCTGTTGGCCTTGACGATGGCAATGTTGCCGCTGAACGGCAAAAGGCCAATGACGTTGCCCCACCCTTGTGTTGCTGTCAGACGACTGAATCCCTGCGTGAACAAGTCATCCCGATATTGGTAGGCAAAATAGTAAACATTCTGGCCGCGGTGTGACGCATCGCCGATAGCCCATAAACGATTGTAAATGTAGTACCAATCGTAATCGGCTATGGTGAGGCCAAAGGGCGTGTTGTCGTTGGTGGGGTCATCGACAAGCCAGGTAGGACGCGACTTCGCCGTAGTCGGTAGTGAACCGGCCCACAGTTGCCCTTCTCGAGTGATGTTGAGACCGTATGCATCATACGTCTCGCCATCTTCAAGCATGTCTGGAGCCCGGTTGCGGACGAGGGTAGGCGGGAACTTGCTGGCCAAAGAGATCCACTGATAGCCTCTCTGGCCTTCCACGCGTCGAGTCTTTGCCATTGGCTCAGTACCTCATTTTGCGGGTCCGTCTCTTCAGGTTTGCGCGGATCTCGCGATACCGGGCAATGTCGTCCTGCATGGCTTCATAGCGCAATTCTTGGATGTCGTCCTTCGTGACGACCACATCCATGATTGGCGCATGGCCAAGCTTGATGAGACGATCCTTAGTCATGAGGGTGAGCAACTCCTGGTAGTCCTCCGGGACAAGCAGCGTGTTCGAATTTGCCGTAACTGCTGACGGCTTTTTGAAGTACGAGTATTTCACGGTATCGGCAGAGTCGGGGATCGGCGTAAAGTACATCGTCTGGTTAACAATCCAGAATTTATCCACTTCGCCCGTGCTGCTGCCATCCTCGTAGTACTCGTCCTCGGCTTGCCGCATCGTGATGCGTTCAAGGTAATTGCCGTTGGTCGTGTCACGTACGCAATGGTCGTTGATTAACCGCCCGAAGTCGCTTGCCAAAGCCACGTAGCGCGTATCCGCCGTCAACGTTGCCTCTGCGTTGATTTCCATCAAGAAACCCCAACCGCGCCATTGACATAACTGACGCTGCGCATTCGTGACAGAACGCCAGAAATCGTTCACAAACCGCTCATTCTGCTGCTTGGCATCAAAGTCCCGCAGCATGTCTCTAAGGATCGGATCAGAAGTCACCCGGAAATCTCCCCCGTTAGTTCTTAATCCAGATCGTGACCGTGACAGTATTTGTGGTATTGGCCACGCTGTTGCTGATCGTACAGATAATCTCCTCGTCGCAGAGCACGAACGGCACGTAATCGGTTTGCGCGCTTCCATCCGCAGCAGCGTGCGTCACAGCAGTCGGCCGGCGAATCACGTCGCCGCCGATATCCGTTTCCACAAGGATGCTTTCAGCGGGCGTTTCGCTCGTTGTCAGGGTCAAGTCGTTTGTGAGATTTGCCGTTTGGTCAATCGTCACACGGTCAACTTCACCATGTACAGTCAGATTCGTTCGAATGCTTGCCGTGCCGCCAACAACTGCCACGGCCGGGAACACAACCTTTTGAACGGTATAGTCGCCCGCCGTACAAATGAGCATGCCAAAGGCAAGCATCGCGAGTAAATATTTACGCATTCTGCCTTTCCTTTCGGCCAGTAGGGAGGGACAACTTAATGCCCCTCCCGTTGGCCTGTGAAGTTCTCTTGCGCACGGCATCCGCACGTCGGCACGCATCAACAATATGCCTGACGTAAGGACTGTTGTTGCCGCGCACATAACCTACGGTCAATGTGATGATTGTCAGAACAATCAAACCCGCAGCAAACAGCAATTCCAGTGGACGCCATCGTTGCATCGTTTTTACAACTCCTGCACGATTTTCGTCTTCAGCATGTACAACTTGTCGGCGCCTGCATCCTCGGCCTTGATGCACTTGCCATAGGTCATCTCCTCGTCGTCCGGGAATACCAACGTAGTCCCGTTGTCCGTGAGGTTCGTGGCAAGCGTCAGGGTCGAGGAGCCCATCGTGTCACTGGTAAACACATAGATGTCCGATGCCCCGTCGAAGTAAAACGCTGCGCAGAACCAATTGGTTGTCAGCGTCCCACCCGCATCTACGGCATCGAAACCAGTGTCGACTTTCGTCGCCGTTCCGTCCTGGTCGACCGAGAAATCAAGGTTCCCGTCACCGTCCAGAATGAACGCGGCATGATCGTTGCCCAGCGAACTCAGATCCGTATCGGAATCCGACAAGCCGACAACAACAATGTCCTGGTCCACATCCTCAATCGCGAACTTGGTCCAGAACCAGAATTTCTTGCCAGCCGACATCTGGAACGGTTCGCCGTTCATTTGGATGCTCACGAGGTCGGTCGCAACGTCGTTCGGCGTGATTGACACAGCCCCGCCGGTCGTGCCGGCGCCGTCCTCGACCACGATGGCCTCGCCGTTATCCGTGTCGCTGTCAACTACCGAGCAGAGATACAAACCAAGATCGGCTGTTTCCGTGTACCGGGAACAGTTGTCCGTATCGTTAGCCTCGTACCCGGCTTGCACGTAGTCCTCGACGAACACGCAGTATTTGTCTGGCTCCGCAACGAGCGGACAACCGGCCCAAAAATCTGTACCGGGCGTCCCCTTGGATGTCAGATTACCGGACACGTCAATCTCGGTGTTGTCGATGGACGCAGCCGTGTGCGTGTGCGTATCGGGAATGTCCGCATCAACCAGCGCACCAAACGCCGGATCCGCGCCCGTTGATCCACGGAGCACCTCGTTGTCGGCACCCGCCGTCAACACGGTCGCCGCATCATTCCCGGACCCAACAATTACGCAATGATCGGTGATGGTGGTCGTTTCCAACCCGCCATACTCAACTTTCAGCGCGCCCGTCGAGCTCAGAAACGCAGCCAACGCCACAGGGTCCGTGGTCCCATCACCGACGATAATCGAGCCGTCAGCCAAAGCGTCCATGGCCGTCACGGCATTGGTACCGCTGCCAAGCAACACGCCTCCGTCGGTGAACGTCCCCACGCCCGTGCCGCCATCCGTTACGGGAACGTCGGTGCCACCGGCTCGGTAAACGATGTTGCCTTCGACGTTGATATCACCAGCGCTCGCCCGCGACAGAGTCGTGTCCGTCGCATGGCCAATGGTGACGCCAGACGCATCAACGGTCAGCATAGTCGTCAAGGTACCATTCACCTGGACCGTGGCGATCATTGCACCATCTTCCGTGTTCGTGGTTTCGTCGATGATTTTGTACTGCCACCCGGCATATGTGATGATCTCGTCGCTATCATTGTCAGCCTGCCACAGATCTTGCATCACATCGTTTGCCGAGATACTGCCATGCGCATTCAGTGACCGGTGAATCTTGGAACCAAGCGTTACTGCATCATCGTCCCAGGTTTCCATGATCTCCGAATCTGTGCTGTTGACCCACGTTTCGCCATTATCGCCCGTGATCGTCGTAATCGTCGCGCTCGGCAGCGTGGCCGCGCCCGTTGCCGTGAGGTTAGAAACGGTCAACGTACCCGTGGAATGCTCATACCACACGAGGTCGCCATCTAATGCCCACTCAGCATCCTTGTGCTCCGCCGCCCAGCTACCGAACATAAACGTGATCGCTAGCACAACAATGCATGCGCTGACCGCAATCATACCGCGCCCGACTTTGCCGTCCTTGTCGATGTTCCATCCCTGGTTGATCTCCATGATCCTCGCTACCTTGCGAAGCAATCCCCAAGCCTGATCAAGATCCTGCTTGAGTCCCTCAAGGGTGAGCACACTCTTCGGCTCCGACGCCTCAGCAGCAGGCTGTTCCTTGACATCATTCGCTTTTCTTTTTGCCATTGTCTGTCTCCTGTTTAGGCTTCGTCGGGGGCCAGCGGCCTAAGCCGCCGGCCCCGTCAGAAGTGTTGTATGGTTAGGCAGCACCATCCGTGCCGTAGAGGGGACGCCAATCGTACGCCGCATGCCCAATACGGCAGGAAATCTGCCACGCCCTGCTTTGCGTTGAGATGGTGTTCTCAACCTGCACTCTCGGCTGCCACCGGAAGTAGAAATACACCGGTTTGCGCCTCGAGCGAACCCACCACGCAGTTGTGCTCGTGAGGTAATGCCCGATCTTATAGGTCAGGCCTTCATCGCGAATCGCATTCATTGTGTTGGTGGATTTGTAAGCGACCTTGTCGCTCCGCAGAACCTCAACCGCAGTACGCTTGTTCGTCGCTTCGATGATCAGCTCATCGGCAATCTCCATGGCGGGATTGCCAGCGTTGTCCTCAAGGCCCGCGAAGTTGTTCACTGCGGCCCAAAGGCTATCGACGCCAAGCGTCACATCTGTCGAAGGCATGTTCGACTGCGTGTTCCCGCCGGAGTTGGTCCATGCAGCATGGTTCTCCTGGCACAAATACTCGGCAGATCCATTCACCGTCAGCCATGTGCCGGTAAAGGAATTCACGAGATCATATGCACCCTGAGTTTCTAGACGATGCGCCAGCGCCCTGCCGCACGCAGCCGCAGCTTTGTCCAGCAGGCCAAACAGGTTATCGTCAATCAACTCCTCAGACGCAATCAACCTGAAGCCATACTTCGTCCAGTTGATCGTCTGCAGCGGTCCTTCCACGAAACGAGTCTCGGGAAAGGTTTCGTTTTCACCGACAGCACCAGGCATCGGAAGCTCCGATGCGGCGCTCATCCGCACGTCAGGATCGGTCGAAGATTGTACCATGCACCATGCCGGGTACTCTTTCGGCCAGGCGGCAAGATTCTGGAAGAAGTACTTGTTCACCCGCGCATCCAAGGCGTACGGAAAGTTTCCTGTAAGTCTAGCCATTTTCCGTCTCCTCTGTTACGACGCAGGAACGTCAGCCATCTTCCCTGTCAGGAATCTGAACTCGACTCGTGCGTTTGTGTCTCCGACTTCCGAACCACTCGCCGGCCCAATGACATGAACCAGTTTTGTGGAGGTGTCGGACTGATCGATTGTCCACATGCCCGAACTCTGCTTGAGCAGAGAATACTCGGTATCATAGTGAGACGCTGCCAGCTCCAGATTCGAAGTGCCGTTCATGAACGTCCCGACAAAAATCGTGTCGGGTTTCGCTTCATAGTACGGACACTTTGTGCCAGCGGTCTCACTTGCGTTCCGCGCAGCAATGCCGGTGATAGCGGTGGCGTCGGTCCCGCCAGCCCACTCTTCACCTTCTTGGCTCGTAGCGTCGTAGACAAGGGGCGCGCCTTCCTTGTAGGTCTGGCCTGATTCCTCGCCTGCGGCGATATACTTGCACGGTTGCTGATCCCGAGGGGCAAGACTCTGAATCGGAATTGTAGCCATTGCTTTACCTCGTTGTTTGTGTCCAGCTATCCTCTGCGCTGGACGATCTTTTCTTCAGTCGTGATGCTCTCTACTAACTTGCCCACGCCACTTGCTTTGGGCTCGCCTTCACGGGCTTCGGCGTCAATCTTAGCGGCCTGAGCACGCGCTTCCTCTACGGGCGGGAGGAACCTGCGCATTTGCTTTGCTTTTCGTTGACGGACTCTTTCGATCGGGCATTTCAAGAGAATCCTGTCGCCGTCATTCAGCATTGTGGGCTTCCCGTCTGTCGTGTCTTCACCCCAGGCGGCGACTTCATCGCCCAGGGCCTCCTCATACCCCATGAACCGCAACTTCATCCGCTCCTGTCGGGCCTCTATGGAGTCGTCGTTGCGTGCCCATGTGTACGCGAAATCAGGATCCTTGTTCATCACAAGCCAATGATCGGGCTCTCTGTTTTCGGTTTGCGCGAACTGTCTCGGGTCTATTTTCGTAGATTGTGATGTTCTATCCGTCATTGGGGACTTCCTTTCCAAGCAAGTTCGCCTCGACCTCGGGGGAGGCGTTCGTCATCTGCGACCACTGCGCTATCTCCTCTACCGACATACCAGATCGCTTGGCATGGTCGGCAACTTGATCATCCTTCGCGAGTTTTTCGGCCAGCGTCGGTTCTTGCACCCTGTGCTGCGTGTTGGCGGGTGCCGTGTTGGTCAAGTCTTCCTGCTCACGCGCTCGCGTGCTTTGCTCCCTCACGTTCGCTTCCCATCGGCTAATAAGTTCTATCCTCTCCTCTGGCGTCTGGGCACTGTCGATCTCACTAAGCAGGGCAACGGCTTTCGCCTTTTCGGGATCAGCCTCCAACACCTTGCGGTGCAAGCGCTCGCCCATTTTTTCGATCTTTTGCTCCAGCGTTGCCATCTGGGCTTGCTGTTGAGCGGCGAGACTGCGGAAACCTTTGACAACAGCACTCGAAGCATCTTCTTCGAATTCCTTCGTAATGCCGGTTTCCCAATCTTCCCATGTCTCTGCCTGTTGTCGTTGGTCCAGTTCCCTTTTTAGCCGTGCTGCCTCTTGCGTCGCCTCATGCATCTTGCGATGGGTGTCCTTCAACTCCTTTTCTGCGCGAGTCTTGGCTTCGGCTAACTGCTGTTCCAGCTTGGCAACTTTGGCAGCAGAACCAGTGGGTTCTTGGTCCTGCGGCTCACCGTCCTTCTTTGGGGCCTCAATTACGGGCTCGGTCATTTGCTCTACTCCCGCGGGCTTTTAGTTGCGGGCTTCACGCGGACAACGGAATGTTGGCACCACCTTGTACATTGCCTTGTTCCGCCGACAGTTCACGTCCAGATTGTTCTCCAGGCGTTGACTCCGCAGCCTCAGGAAGCCCGCTTGACTGAGGTAATTGCGGAGCCAACGCACCGGAAACTGCTTGTGTTTTGAATTGGTTGTGCTTGTTGATATGCTGCTGCATCAGCGGCACGTTCTGGGTCGCGCCGGTCTGTTCTGCGTCGAACAGACCTCGCGTGTGCACATCAAGATGAACGTCGTGGTTGTCGGTCTCCTCAACCTCATCCCACTTGCCATCCTGCAAAATGACTTGGTTCTCCAGCAGCGCAGCCTTGGTGGCCTCACGCCTCGACGGCACGCGCAGAAAGCGTTTGGGATTCTTGCGCAACGACAGCGCCAATTCTTCCAGGGTACTGCCGGGCTGTAGGTTTGGATCGTTCTGCGTGACTTGGTAGAACTGCAGCGTTTTCTGAAACTCTTCCATTTCGGTTGAAAACTTAGCCACGCCTTCCGCCATGATGCCGTACCTGCGGGTCAACGCTTCCTCGGCGTCTTCCAAGCTGATCAGCCTGCCTTCTGGACCCAGAATCTGTACAAGATCTTCGGCCTTCATGAACCGTTGCACGTAGGCACGAAACTTTTCCATGTATCCAATAATGATGGCATCCTCGAACCGTGCAATTGCTTCGTAAATCGGGGCCGTAGCCGCAGCGCGTGCACCCATGTATTCCGACGCACTGGTGCGCGCACCCATCGCCTCGCCCAGCACCGCGCGAGTGGCGTGCATCATTTCCTTTAGCTTGCGCTCGCAATGTTCGATGTGCAGAAGGTTGCTCCCGGTCATGTCAGAGATCTGCATCTCAAGAAATGCGTCCTTTGGACTGCCTTTAGCCGGAATCGACTGACTAGCCCCAAATTCATAATCCTCGAAAGCCGGGATAGAATACGGGTCGTAGACAACCGGTCGTCGGTTGTTTTTCTCGCGCGTCTCGATCAATTGGTCCTGCGCAATGCAGATCTGCTCGTAGTACGTCTTTACTCGTTCTGCTCTCGACTGGTGGTCAAACCCGATATCGTCTTCAACCTCGTGTCCCGCCATGAACGGTACGCCAAGCGGAAACGGGTTGGGCTCGATAAGCATGCAGTGTGCCGTCTTGCCGGGATCGCCAAGCAGTTGTATTCGGTGCCGAAAAGTAGCGCCGTTTTCGTCCCAGGTGCCGCGTCCGTTCTCGTACTGGATTGGCAACATACACCAGCCAACCCAGCGATTGTATGTCGCCGGTTCCGGCATGTATGTGTCGCCATCAACCCCTGCGTTCTCTTGTGCCTGTGTGCGCGCCGCGCGGTACTGGCTCGCCTTGTCGCTCAAGAATAACGCCATCGCTTGGCGAGTATGTTTTTCAGGCAACACGAAGTCTGGGTTCGTGATTAGCTCGGTCCAAGAAATAGGATCGCGAATGAAAAAGGCATCCTGCTCGTCAAGATCTTCAATGTCCGAATCAAGCCATACTTCCTGCCGGTTGATAGCTCTCAACACTGGGCCGACATACTCTAGGCTCGGTTCCATCACGTTACCGTCCCACGTGTTAATGTCGTACCGCTTCGATATCCACTCGACGCCAGCAATACAGTTCCCGTCTTTCCAGAACTGATGTGCTGTTTTTGATAACGCTTGACGGGAAGCTTTCTGTTTTAACGACATGTGAAGCATTGCTGTGAACGCATCGGCCTGAAGCTCGTAACGCACGCGATCCTCGTCGGTCGGCAAACCAGCGGCGATGTACCGGTAATCGTTCAGGTGCTCCAAGATCGTCTTGAATGTGATTGCTTTGAGCTGATGAACGGCGACCGCATAGTCGCAGGTCGCCGTATCGGCGCGTGACTCATAGTCCTTGTCAAACGGCTTGCACCGGAACATCTTGTCGCTGGTGTCCCAAATGTTTTTCAGGTCGCCGCGATGCTGGATGTCCTTGAACTGCCACTCGCAATGCTTGGCAACAAACTCCCGAATCTTTTTGTGGTGCGCAAGGTTTGGAGTTCGCCCCTTGGTCTTTTTCAGATTGGCGAGGTCGAAACTGAACCGATCTGCCATGATAATCCCCCGGCAAAAAAAAAAGAGCACTCGGTTGTCGAAAACCAAGTGCCCTTGCGTTGCTCGCTCAGAGCGTCTTATTCGGTTGTGTCAGATATCTTCTGCCGCATAGTGATGTGCACAAAAGCAATCCTTCCCTGGTGCACAATCACCTCTACCTTGCCGTATCCCGATTCTTCCAAAACCGTCAAAAGGTTACGGCGAACACGAGCCAACGTAGATTCTACGTCCGGCAGTGTACCTTTTACACTTTCTGTCATGCATTTGTCAAGCATAATGTGCATTCCTTGGGCGTACCCTGCACATTCTATGCATGGTCCTTGTGGCTGAGTATGTGCTCATACCCCATGGACCGCAACCTCATCCGCTCCTGTTGGGCTTCTATGGAGTCGTCGTTGCGTGCCCATGTGTACAAGAACTCACTTGCACTGGTGCGGCGACCCATTGGCTCGCCCATCAAGGCCTTATAGGCCTTGTCATGCCGCGCAAAACGCGCAACGTGATCATCCTCTGGCCGGCAGAGCAGCTTGGCCGGATTGACCTCCTCCGCCGCTTTTGCTGCAAACGGCGCGCATGCCAGCATCTTCAGGAACGAACGTCTTTTCATCTGTCCTTCTCCCCGTTCATGTCTATCGCATATACACCCTCTTGCCTTTTGTGTAGTAGCCGGTCGCCAAGTGCGGAACGTTCACATCCCAGTCCACGTAGATGTCGAACCCGTATGCCTGCGCCTTGTGCGAAAACGCATAGTCTTCGGTCCTGGTCCATACGCCTATCGGCAATTCCGTCCATTCGAACCACGGATATGGTATCCGCTTGAACACTTCAGTCTTGATCAGCCAGAGTCCACCCCCGAACGCAGCCACCTTCTGCAAACCGTGCTCTCGTACGGGAGCCCTGCGAAATAGCCCTGTTTTCGGATCAAACGCATCTGCTGTGTGGCTAACGTGTGGGTGCATACGCCCCAATCCCCACCCACCAACAATATCCTTGTCGTGCCGCATCAGCTTTTGAATGGCCATCGGTTCCCATCCCACGTCATTTGCCGCTATCAGCGTCCACTTGAACTCATTTGTAAGCGCTTCGTGGGCCATCCGGTTACACGCCCCGGTGGTCGCCCATCCGGTCGTCCAGCACTTCACGTGCGGCATCGGCCAGATCGTCTCGCAACATGCCAGCGCGAACATCTGCGTGCAACTCTCTCGCCCGAATGGCACCCCGAACAGGATTATGTCTTTCATCAGAACTTCCCAATCACGTCATTCTCGTGGACCAGCCGCAGGTATTCGTTGTCTGGGTCGTACTGCGTACCGGGGTTGGCCGAACCAGTACTCGTCTGGCGCAGCAACACTGTATCGCCTACAGCCAGTTCGGTCGTTTTGACCTCATTCCCGATACCCCTGACAATTCCCGTCGGCTGCGGCCGTACACTCTGTTCTGGCAACACCACATTAGGCGCGCTCGGCAACGCTAACCCCTTCTGGCCAGGCAACACAATCAGCTTTTGCTCTGGCTTGTCTACCTCAACGAGTATAATTTGCCCAATCGGTCGCACGTTTTCACCCTCCTCTACCGCCATAGCATCGTTAATCAGGTGCATCTCATGCCCAGCCTCAATGCATGGAAACGCCTTGAATGGGTTGTACACCAGCCTAGAGCCAACTTCGATTTTGTTCTCGTCATGTTCGATCAACTCTGTTGATATCCTCGTCACAACCCCCGTAAACCGCATTTTCTGGGCCTTGTCAGGCAAATTCACATCACCGATAGACTCAATCTTCGCGTCAGGACTTACCAGCACGTACCCGTTCAGCGGATGAATCTCCTCCATGCCCGCGATTCCGGCCAGCTTGGCCATGATCGTCCGGGCACGGGTAACCGCCATCAACGAGTCGTGGAACGGCAGAAACGTCTCGTTCGGGCGGACAACGATCTTGTCGCCGTAATCGTACCGATCATCATCGACCTCGCCGCCCTTACCCAAGACTTCGGCAATAAACCCAGCAAATTGGGCTATTTCGGGTATAAATATGCCGTCATCCTTGATCTGTGGTGGCTCACGATGTACGTGTACCCAGCCCTTTATCGGCTTGAACCCGACTACTGAGACTTTACCCATTGGTCAACTCCTTCCCCGGCTTGCCTGCTTTCACCCCGTTTGCCCACATAAACGCTCTACGCCAGCCGCTCTGCTCACCGCTGATCAACCCAGCGTTCCCTTCTTCACCGTTCCGCAATGCTATCTGCACCTGGTCCACGGACCGCAGCGCCACCTTGCGCACTTGAGCGGCGAACAGCAAAAAGAACGTTCTGGCCGGCGGTGTATGTAGCCAATCGACCAGCGATTCACGCTGTTCTGGTTGCAGGTCGTCCCATTCAGTGAACGGCCCCAGCCACATGCTATGCACGTCCTCTGCCCACTTGCGCGATCCCTTCATGGCCACTTCTCCTTTTTTGCGCTCTGCGTGCGCTCTTGTCGCTAATTTTCATGTGCCTTGGCGTTATCGTGACCATACGGACCACGTCACAGGCCATGTACTCCATCGCATCTATCGCGTGATCGTTTTTCTCCTGGCGCGTCTCTTTCGGGTTGTGTTGGTCCTCGCCATGCTTGCGGATGGCCCTGCGACAGTTCAGCAGTTCGTGCACGCTCCATTCACATCTGTCGCTGATGTAAAGCCGCGGTGCCCCCAACTCTTTCGTGGCGAAGTGTTCCCTGTCCTGGTTGATCCTAAACAGCATCCGCAAATTCGCGCTGCGCGGGATAATATCAGCCGTCGTGCTCGTTATGACCGGCAACCCGCCCATTCTGAACCACTGCGCTACCGTAATGCCGCCCCCACTCGGTTGCTCAAAGCAATGGTGGTCCAGTACCGTCCGTTCGTACCGTTGCCGGTCAGATACCTCCTCGTAGGTCGTGACGTTGACAGCGTGACCACGCGGGCCAACCACATCACCCTTACGCCGCGAGTTGCCGCTACGCTCTATGATCGCCGCTGCGTGGTCGTAGGCGTCCTTGCCCTTGACGTAATACTCGTCATATATCACCACATCACCAAAGTTGCTCATCCAGCAAAATAGGCATACAGTCGGCGCGCTATGCCCGTAGTCCATGTAACGGAAGTGCCGGCCGGGACGATCCCGCAGATCCTCCCACGAAACGTGTATCACGTGATACAGCCGGTTGAACTCAGGGTAGAACAGGTCTGCGGGTTGCTGCGCAATGCCGTAGTATCGGGCCAACCCTTCGCGCTTAGCTGCTGTATCACCAGTCTTTTCCGGTCCTTCCACCCACTTCCTGTACGCAGCCTGTTTTTGCTCTCTCGAGTAGATGTAATCCGGTACCTCGTCAATCGAACACCGCATACGCAACACACTGTGTCCTCGCGTATCGCGACCAGACCACATGTCTTCCAAGAACGAATCTGCACCACTGTCAGGGCGCCCATCTACCTTGTGCGGTGTGTACCCAAAATACCACTTGATCCCTCCAATCGTGCGCCCGCGTTCGTCTATTTCGTTGAAAAAACTCAGCGGCATCTGCTCATCAGGGATCACATAATGCGCCAACACGCCGGCACCGACAGACGCGCTCTGGTCGTAGTTCAGGAAAATAATCGTGCTCTTGCTCTTTGCCAACGTGATCATCGGGTGCGCCGACCAGGACGGATGACGGGTTCCGCCATTCTGCGGGCTGCGGAATGCGCCAAGTTCATAGTCCGGCAGCCACTTTTGCAGCTCCGGCCAGAGCACACGGATCAAAAAACCTTGGTCATAACCCATCACCAGCAGTGTTTTCGGGCCATCCCAGTCGGGACACTTGACGCCATGTTCCCTGAATATCAGCCATTTCGGGTTGCACCGACAGATGCGGAGCGCCCCCTTCACCACGTTCATGCACGTTTTGCCTGTCCTGTTCGGGGCCTTGTTCATGCAAACGCTGTGCGTGTCGTCGTTCAGGTAGTCCACCGCAGAAACCAACTGGAAACCGCCGTCCTCCGCTATCTTGGCCTCGCCATGCGGCGCAAAAAACTGTAGCGGGTTGCTCTTTAATGCCTTGGCGGTGCTCGCTACCTGTCGCGCCAGTACCGCGTCGTTGTCCAAATCCGATTGCGGCCAGGTAAAAAGTTCCCTGCCTATCCGCAACTGAACAACGTCGGTTTCATTCGGGCTCGTTTTCGTCTCCGGACACATCGATAATCTCCGAACTCACGTCCCGTGCCGCACTTACTGGATCCGCATCACCCTCATTTGTGCGATATTTCTTCCGAAAAATTACCAGCGTTTCTTCAATCTCGTCCGCTGATCCGGCCTTCGTGCCAAGCTTTTCCTCGTTTTCGCGGGCAATCTCGTCAAGAATCTGGATGTTCCGAGGTATCTGGTGGTGTTGCTTGTCCGGGATCAAGTCGGGATCGTACCTTTGCAGCGCAAGTAACTGTTTGCGCCGCGCGTCGTTCGCCACCATCTTGCGCCGCAAATCACGCAGGTCCGGCACAAATTTCTTGGCCTTTGCAATCACATGCTCAATGTACGAAAGCCGCACGCCAAGCTCTTTCGCCAGCGTGGTGTTGGACATGTACATCGACATCGTGATAATTCGCGCCTCATGATTCGTGATCTTGTCGCCGATCGCATTCCAGACCACGCGTATCGGGTAGTCGTTGTCGTCACGAGGTGGGCGCTTGCGCGTTACCGAAGTTGTCTTTGGCTTCTTTTCCGGCACTTTTTCGCTCATTTTGCCCGCTTCCCGTATAACCACTTCCCAACCTGTTCCCCTGGATTTTCGGCCAACATCTCGTCTATCACGCGCACAATCTTCTCTTTTGGCCAATACCGCCAATCATTGCCGTGCCGAAAGGTCAGCAGTAGGTAAACGTCCAAGAATGTCTCGGCAAACTCTTTTTGTTTTTGCCTTTTTTCGTACAGTTCCCGAAACAGCGTCAACGACACCTCAACCGTGGCGCTGCCTTCTGGCGTGTCGTATTTAGCAACTAAATCTGCAAGATTCTTTTTGGCCAAGTTGCACTCAAGGTCCAACGCATTGCCTTGCCCAGGTGGCCACCACTTTATTTTAATCACGTCGTCCATTGCCGCTTCCTCCGGTTCTTGCCCCTGCGTGGCAAAATATGCCATTACCTTTCTGTCCAGTTGCTCAAAAGTCATGTCGGCGCCCCCGCCCCAGAACATCCGGCCGCAGCGATAGGTGAACCCGGTATCGCTTTACGCTATGCTGCCCTAACGGGCGTTTGCCGTGTTTGCCGCTACCGCCGCCGTCACCAGCCCGTCTGCGGCCAGATGTTAAACCTCAACAAAATCGCGGGGCCGGGAGTTGAACCCGGATCTCCAGGGTATGAACCTGGCACAGGTACCGTCCTGCTACCCCGCAATCACAATCGCTCATACCACATCTCCATCTCTCGCAAACGATAATCGAGCGTTCTCCACAAAAACTGTATCCCCATCACCGCCAACTCCAGCGCAACCCCTAACCACGTCCACCAACCCCACGGACACACCAATATCACCATAAGTACCAGCGTGTATATCATTTCGCGCCTTCACGCCTGTTCACCCTGTTCACCCTGTTCACCCTGTTCATTTGCTGTTCACTGAACACGCCTTGACAGGGGGGATTTGTGAGTGTTCAGTGTTCACCCCCTCTTAGGGGTGAACTGAACGCGAACCCCCTTCAAGGCCGAGTTCTCTCTCTTTTCGCGCCTTCACGCAACTCTCGCGCCCTCTTCTCCAGATCGCCCACCGTCACGTCATATTCGCCCCGATTCAAGGCTTCGGCGGCCGCCATGCTCCCCCAGCCAACGCCCAACGAAAACTCAGCGGACCTTAGCTCATCTATTGTAGCGTCCCAGACAGACCAGATCCAGCATGCCGCAAATACCAGAAACAACGCAAACATCACGAATTTAATAGTTAATTTTCTTTTCATGGCTGATCCTCATTGAGCAGGCCCGCACCCAGCAACACCAATTCATGCGTACAACCAAGTCTGTCCCACACGGGGAGGTATACATACATATCCCCCGGCCGGGGCGGGCGAACCGGCACACCCGCACCCCCACCCCCACCCCTTGCGCAGCCGGCCGCCGCTCTCTCTCGCACCGTCGCCGCGCATCTACGTCGCTTAACATGTAATATGTTAACTCCCGGTCCGCTTCGCCGGTGCGCAGTTCGCGCTGCTATCATTGGGGAATATGCACATGGCGCACCGGCGCACGGCGCACGGGTTCCGTTATTGCCACCAGCCGACCGGGTGTATAGTACTTTGCCCTGGCCCGCAGCCGGCATCGGATCCGAGGCAGAATGACATGCTTTGACCACATTCGTGACGCATTTGGCCGTCGGCTTACCCTATTCCCCCAACCTTTGTCAAAAAGGTGGCTCGTTTTGACAAAAGGCGCTTGAGCCGGCGTCTGCGGGCCTGTTCGCGGACCCGGTCGAGATCGGATGATAGAACGCGCGCGCGTGCGCGCGAGAGCAGCATTGGTCGTTGCGTGATTGGGCGAGCTGGGCGAGTTGGCGAGTCTCTGCGCGTACGTGTCCGTTGATCGGTCCATTGCGCGGGAGTGTAGGCTGACCGTTAGCCGTTGTCAAGAATTATTTGATCTTTATACAGCCTGCGACGATGTCGCGAGCGCAGAGGCCCGTGTTTGCGGGGCGAACCGCTTGCATTTTGTGGTTGACACGCGTAGCAGGTACGCATATACTATCGGCGATGATGAGAGACTACCATACAACGACGACAGCAGATCGTGGCCCCCGATCCGGCGAGCAGACACATCAATGTGGTCTCTCATCATCATCCGGTGACGGGGCCTTTTTTTGGGAGGGACGTACGATGAACTATCAGGTGTCTGACACAGACCCGGCGACATGGCTGCGAGGACGGACTGTGAGCGGCGTGGTGATCGAGGTGCAGGGTCGCGACGGTCTGCGGCTGGAGTACCCCGACAGCACGCACGACGGCAAACGGATCGTTCTGTTGGCCGACACCCGTCCGGACCTGGCCGCGCAGATCGCGGAGTTGCGCCAGGCCGAGGCGGACGCGGCTGACCTCAGGGTGCGCAGCCTGCCGGGGCTCGGTAAACTCGAGGCGGCGCAGGACGCGGCCGAGGATGAGCGTGATAGATACCAGTCCGGCATGCACCGGATGATGGACGACGAGCACAACGACGGCGCGCGACCCCCGCAGCCGATCGACGAGAGTCTTGCCGCGAACGCACGGCAACTCGCCGCGCAGTATCCGCGTGCGGCACTGTACCTCCGCGCGCGTCGGCAGGCGGAGTCAACGCACTGGGCCGACAACACGGGCAAGGGCGCGGCCGGCCGCCAGGCGATGGAAATCTTGGCAACGGGTGGGAGCATCGAGGATGCACAGGTGGCGATGGCCAAACGCCGCGAGTTGACCGACTAACGCAGAGCCGCCCTGGCCGGCAGGTCGGGGTGTAATGCGGCTCCCGCACGGTGCGGGACCGGTGGCAAGCCCGGAAGCACGGAGGGAGGGACGGACGATGAGAATGAAACTGGTAGACGATGTGCTGAGAATCGAGTGGTCGAGTATGATCAATGGATGTCTCGTGTCGGGCGGTCGGGCCGGAATCTGTGATGACTTTGATTTTCGCGACGCGATGGCATCGCTCGACCTGTTGGGTGTCCAGCGCGAGGATGGCCCGGTGCCGGACGAGGATACGGTCCGCGCGCAGCTCACGTCTAGATACCATGACGCAGATCACATTACTCTGCCTGACGGTCGGGACCTGGGCCGGTGGCTGTTCCGGGCAGCGCGGCAAACCCAACCGCTGCGACGGGTTCGGTACGGGCGGGTTATCTACTAGTAGACGCAGACCACAGGGCCTACCCGGCCCTGTAATGCGGCCCGGCATGGTGCCGGCCGGTTGGCAGCCCGGAAAAACGGAGGGACGGACGATGACGGACGAACAAATGATCGAGCACGAACGCCGGTCCATCGCGGAGTATGAGGCCGGCACCGTCGTAACGGAGCAGGGCGAAACAATCGCGGACCTCCGAAAGATCGCGGATGCAATCTTCGATGAGGAAGACTGGAAGCGTCCGTGGGCCGCAGCCGTCCCGCATCAGATAGTTGGTGCGGTTCTGCGGACGGTTGAATTCTTCCACGGTGCCGAGGCGGAAACGGTCGGCATCGAACGAATCACGGGAAAGGTTCTGATGCGCGGCGATGGTTACGCTTGCTAAAAACGGGCACGGAGGGGGGACAGAACGATGAACATTGACCGAACAATGATGTTGCAAACTGATGACGACAACCTGACCGAGCTCGATCGGTGGTTCGATCGGTGGGGATCCGCGATGGATGATCCCGAGTGGGACAACTGCCGCGGCAACCGGTATCTCTGTCGGGATTACAACGTCGACGTGCTGCCGACCCGTCGTAACCTGCGACGGCAGTACCTGCGTCGGCTGGACCGGATATCCGGCGAGCCGGACATGTACGGCGCCCACATGGTCATGACCGGACCAGGGAGCGGCATGTGCGAGTTGGTCCTTGAGCACCGATAACGCACGCGCGGGAGGGCGGATTTCGTGTTCGCAGACAAAGACTAACGCAGAGTCGCCCCGCTCCGGCGGGGTGTAATGCGGCCCGGTCATTCCGGCCGGCCGGTGGCAAGCCCGGAAGAGCGAGAGGAGAAAAGAGAGGTACTGAGATGACAACCAAACGCAAACAGGTAACAGGCTGGCACTGGGCCAGCGACAAACTGCGCGACGGGCGTGCTCTGCCCAGTCGGGGCGAGACGATCAAGCACGACGGGCCGGTGGTGCCATGCAAACAGGGGCTGCACGGCTCAGGGCGGGCTATCGACGCATTGCGGTATGCACCGGGGTGCAACGTGGCGCGCGTGCGACTGACGGACACGCTTGTACCGCACAATAACAACAAATGGGCCGCGAGCCAGCGCACGACGCTCACCGACTACGTGGATGCGAGCCAGGTGCTGATCGAGTGGGCACGTCTCTGTGCGCTGCGGGCGTTACGTGTGCACGTCGCTACCGCGTGCCGTGCCGTTGGTATGGATGAGGTCGCAGCCACGGTTGAGTCCGTCAACGACGCGGCAACACTCGACGAGATTGCAGCCGCCGCCAGGAACGCCAGGTACGCCGCCAGGGCCGCCGGGGACGCCGCCAGGGACGCCAGGGACGCCGCCATGGCCGCCGGGGACGCCGCCTGGAACGCCGGGGACGCCGCCTGGAACGCCATGGACGCCAGGGCCGCCGCCTGGGACGCCAGGGCCGCCAGGGCCGCCAGGGCCGCCGCCAGGTACGCTAGGGCCGCCGGGGCCGCCGGGGCCGCCATGTACGCCAAGGAAAGGGCATGGCAGAACGGGCTCCTGGAGCGGATGCTGCGGGAAAGACTGACGCTAGGGAGGAAAGGCAATGTGTAAACCAGCGCACAAAGGAGGAAAATCGTGAAGCACCACACCATCGAAACCGAAAGCGGCCTATTTGTTGGAAAACAACGACCCGGCACAGTTGATGTTTGCATTTCGGCGCCAGCAACAACGACGACCGACCATCGCAATCGTGCGGAATTCCTCGACCTACCGCACATGTGTCTACGGACGTTACGCGACTGGATCCGCGCGCTGCAGGACATTGCGGATACGCTGTATGACGCCACGGCACACGAGTTAGCAAATCTACCCCTATGCGTTTTTTGTGGCGGTCAACCACATTTCTCCTGGACCCCAAACGCAGACAAACAGGAAAAGGCATACTTTTTGACCTGTTCCTGTGGGCAGCATATAGTGGCACCAACAAAAGCCGCCGCAATAGACGGATGGCAGAAATTGAACAAACGCGAAAAGGGGAAATCATGATCTGCCCGATATGCGGGAACACGATACCCGATTGCGATGTATGCCGCGCCGCCGCGCGGTATTGGGGCCGTAAAGGCGGCCAAAAACGTGTAATCGGAACGACACGTGCACGTGCGCTGGCCCGTAGGAGCGCAGCTGTTCGGCGGGCGAAGGCAAGGAGAAAAGCGAAGGAGCAAGCATGCCAATCTACTTGAACGCAGAAGCGCTTGAAGCAGTAGTGTACGTGTGCCGGCTGTTGGCCTGCGTGGCGTTGTGCTGGGTGGGTGTGGCCGCTATCAGGAGGTACTGAGATGACAACCAAACGCAAACAGGTAATAGGCTGGCACTGGGCCAGCGACAAACTGCGCGACGGGCGTGCTCTGCCCAGTCGGGGCGAGACGATCAAGCACGACGGCCCGGTGGTGCCGTGCAAGAACGGGCTGCATGGCTCAGGGCGGGCTATCGACGCATTGCGGTATGCACCGGGGTGCAACGTGGCACGTGTGCGACTGACGGGCACGCTTGTACCGCATGATAACGATAAATGGGCCGCGAGCCGGCGCACGACGCTCACCGACTACGTGGATGCGAGCCAGGTGCTGATCGAGTGGGCACGTCTCT